AGAGCCGCCAATCTTAAAGATTTCACAAAGTTCAAGACTGTGTGATGAGTGTCACAAGACTTTTGTATCAAGGCAATACGTTATTAGAAATACATATGATTCGGGTTACGGTATCGTATGAAAGATCATCCTGAAAATTAGCTTCACATGAATTCCTTTGCAGAAATTGAAAAACGATATTTAATCTCGGAATTGCCAGAGTTTATTCAAAAGCTTTTAAGCAATCGTCACAGTATTGAGTGCGATCGGTTGATTATCAGTTGTGATAGCGCGACCCATGCATTAGAGATGGCTTACGATACTTACGGGCATTTGCTGCACGCGGCACTGGATATAAGGTGTGGCTTGCGTCGAGTATACTATCGCTATCTTGATAGCAATGTGGTGGATTACACCCTTAGGCAGATTGCCCCACTTAAGCCTAAATCTCAAACTTCAAACAGTGCCATTGGGGGATGATTCTGCTTCTAAACCGCAATAATCAAGTAAATCGTCATCATTGTCATAGCCGAGTGCTTTAGCCAACGGGTCGATAAGCGCTCGGTATTCTGTTGAATCCTGGTAGGGAAGTCGCTTGTGCGCCAAGATTTCAGCAAGCCCGATAATCATTGAGTCCTTGACGTCCGATCGCACTTCCGGGAAGCGATCGAGAAGCCAGCTTGCAATGTCCTCAGTATCCTCAAGCTTGTGCCTGTTGGCAAAATCATTAATCAATCCAATGAGAATATCCATTTGACTCCTTCCAACGGGTAAAACTACGCTACCCGCCAAAGAGTCGTTATTCTCCAAATTCACAAAGGATTCATAATCGTCTGCCGCAATCTTCAAGGCAGACGCCCAAAAATCCGCACGATCGCTGTTGTCCTTCTGCTTAACGTGCCAAAGTAACTTGGAATTCGGTATTGTCCGCAGTTCTTCTTGATCTTCTTGTTCTTCTTTCAGTCCAGTCTTGATCAGCAGTTCGTCAACAGTGATCTTTTTCCCTGAAATCTGAGATAAACCCCGTGCGATCGCCCCTAGTGTTTCAGCTCCGGGCATTGTCTGCCCCTTCGCGGCTTCATAGACGATCGTCTTGGGGATGCTGAACTTCTCCGCAAAGGCGGACATGCTGTAACCGGACTGTTCAATAATATTCTTAATCTCTCGTCCAAATTTAATTAATTCTGGTCGGACTGCTTTAGGCATGATAGTATTTACGTAGTTACGCGATTAACTCTAGATTTTTCCGTTTCAACAGGAGTTTTTACCTAAACACATGAAGATTAGCACGATCGAATCCACAAAACATGAGGGTGTTCCCCCTCATTTGCAAGTCATACAAAACGCTATTGACTCTTACTTAAAGAAAACAGGGAAGGGTTTGTTTACTCTGGCTAGTGAAGCGAAAGTCTCTGGCTCCGTACTGCGCGACTTGATGGGAGGGAAAAAGCGCCAAGATATTGGGGTTGCGACCCTATATATTTTGTGCTACCAACTGAGCGCTGTCGGCATCTCCCTAAAAGTAGAAGATGTTGTCTCTGCCATTAATATTGATGAAGAGATCGCGTCAAGAAAAATGAAGCAGAAAAACAAAGCAGCAGGTTAAACAGCATGACTGTTCCTTTTAAAGAGCGGAATCTCCACCCGCTCAATTTTTGCGTCTATATTGCGTAGTTACGTAATAAAAGCTAAACTGTTTGTGTAATTGCGCAATAGGTAACCCAATGACGCAGTCAAAAGTTTCGGTTCGAGATGCGATCGGGGAGTGTCTCCGATATTTGGCGGGCAAGTGCGACGGCGCGATCGAGGATGACGGGGTTGGCTTTAACGGTTTTGATAGCCGTTTAGGGCATGATTTAGCGGGGTTGGATAGACCGCTGAGCGATCGGCAGTTAGTTGCGGCTGCGGTCATGCTGCAAAAGTACCGCAAACAGTTAAGTGGCTTTACCCTCCCTTCTGTTGAAGAGGTGCGACGTTTTGTTGTGTCTGATGATTCCGAAATTACGCTATATACTCCAACCGATCGCGTAATAGCGAAGCCCATTAAACGTGGTGCGGTTGCGATCGTGCCAGTTGTTGATGAAAAGCCTTGGCTAACTTCTGAATGGCGATCGGGTCTTAATGAGCAACAGGCTCAGGCTTTTGATTTAGCACATGAATGGTTCTTCTCCCCTGACGGGGTGAATGAGCCTTTCGTGTTAGCGGGTCGCCCTGGATCTGGAAAATCCCACACAGCTCAACGCATCGCCAAGTCGATCGCGGCTACTTATGAGGCAAGAAACGGCAGACGATTAAAAATAGCTTTGACCGCTCCAACGCATCGCGCTCGCGCCATCCTGGAGAACTTTGCAGCATCGATCGGACTTGCTTGTCATGTTTCGACGATGCATTCCTTGCTTCATCTAATTCCAGGAAAAGCTGACCACAACGGCAAAACAAAGCTTGAGGTAAATACTTGGAGTCAAGAGCCGCACTGGAACGAGTTTGGCTTGGTGATTGCTGACGAACAGTCGATGACAGGCAAAGAACTGTTTAAGTTCGTTGCGTCAAGCGTTCCCACAATATTAATGGGAGATCACCGGCAACTTTTCCCGGTTGAGGACGAAACTAATATGGTTGGGGAATTATCCCCTGTGTTTAGCCTGCCCTGCGGAATTGAGCTAACAAAAGTCGTGCGATATGACGGCGCGATCGCGTTTTATGTTGACGCCATTGCCGATGCGATTGACGAGGGTTCCCAGTTCCTTCCCCAGATTGCCAAGTTCGAGACAGACACTGGCAATCTGATCAGACTGGGTGGGCGCGAAATCTGGGAACGCGAAATGATTGAGACGTTCAAGACGATCGATATTCAGCAGAATCCCACGGGTGCGCGAGCGTTGGCGTGGACAAACAAGAGAGTCGATGAGTTGAACTCAAAAATTAGATTTGCATTGACCGGAGTCTCGCCCGATGTTGTTCGTTTTATGAAGGGCGATCGGGTAATGGCGAACGAGCCTATCATTCGTAAAGTGATGACTGACTACGGCGAAAAAAGCGAAACCCTGATGAAGACCTGTGACGAAGGGGTAGTGGAATCTGTTATCCCCGATTTTATTCACATCAATAGCGAGGTCATTCATGTCAACTGGGTGGGAGTTCAGCTTGACGAGGGTTTTGGGGTTAACGTAATGACGATCGACTTAAAGTCTATGTCGATCGTCGCTGAAATGGTTGCCACAGAAAAGCGCAAGGCGTTGACGTCCGAAGATAAAGCTGAAAAGAAAAAGCACTGGCGCATGTATTTTGAGCTATTAGAGCAGTTCAGTTTGGTTGCAAAAGGGAAGTTGATGCAGCGACTGCAATACTCTTTTGCCTCAACCGTCCACAAAAGCCAGGGCGGAACCTACGATTATGTGTTTTCTGACCATCAGAACATGATGCAGTGCAGGGATGTTGCGACCCGATCGCGGCTCATCTATGTTGCATCGTCCCGTGCATCTCAACAGTTGATTGCTTACGCCAAATATTGAAAACAAAATACCCGCAGCGGCTAAGAACCGACTGCGGGCAGCGAACCAATGCAAAACTTTGAACAAATTATAGCATCGATCGCGCTTTTACGGAAAGATTCACTGACTAATCCGTATTACACCGATGCTTTGGTCAAGTCTGAGGCGGAGAAGTGCGGAATTCCCGAATGGAGAATGCGGCGGCTGGCTGACCTTGGCAATGGCTTGAAGTATCCAGGATTTGACGCCGATCGGCACATTGAAAAAGCATTTGAGCTGTCAGGGTTGTCGGCAGCAAAGTTTAAGAAGGTAAGCGAGTCAGTTTTTATTAACACTGACAAACACCCGATCGCCCGTCCTAGTCACATCACCCAACCCCATTGGGATGAGTGGATTGCATCTGGAGTCAACCCCGAGATTGTTGCCGCCAATGTGCGATCGGTTGATGGGGAACTGGCGTTGCAGATCATCTGCGAGGAAGTTTCGGAGAAGATTCAAAACGTCAAGTCATATCCCACAGAGCCACTCAAGCGAATTCTGAACCAAAATCAAAATCTAGTCGACGGCGATGGGGGGTGGTGGCTTACTGGATTAGATCCCCTGAATAACTGGAGCCGCAGAGAAGATTGGGGGCAGTTGAAGCCAAACCAACCTCGCCCTGACACACAAAAGCCAGACAAGCTTGTCAAATACGTCAACCCCAACCAGGTTGACACTGGAGCCATATTTTTAGAAGACCCCACAAAGCCCGATCGTTGGGTGAAGGTAAAGAACGCCCCAAGCATCCCTTTAATCCTCGTTGAAGGGGGAAAGAAGGCGGGTGCGTTGGTTTCTTTGGGGTATAACGCGATCGCCATTCCTGGCATTTGGGGGGCTTACAGGCGGAAGGATGACGTTAAAAACTTACCTGCGCGATTAATCCCTGAAATTGAGGCGATGGCTTCGGAAGGTCGCCCGATCGTTTTTTGCTACGACCAGGACGAAAAGGAAACGACTCGTGACGCAGTCAGGGCTGCAATTCGATCGACGGGGAATTTGCTGCGGGCGAAGGGGTGCAAGGTTGGGGTCGCGAAGTGGGATAAACGATCGGGCAAGGGGATTGATGATGTCTTGAGTCAGAAGGGTGCTGCGTTCGTTCGGAAAATCATTGAAAAAGGGATTGAAACTGCTATGGCTGATGTTTCTGCGTCCAAGGTTTCCGGAGTTACGGAATTTAAGGGAAAGATTGCGGAAGATTTGGAGCCAGATGAGAACGATCAAAAGTTGGTTGCCGACTACAAGCGAATCAAGAGATTGATGGGCGATCGGCTTCGCTACAACGAACTGAGGGGTATCGTTGAGCTAGATGGGGAGAAGCTAGACGTTGATTCGGCACGCGCTGACCTGATGATTGATTACGGCTTGTTTATTGCTTCTGGAGCCGAAGACGTCAGCGGATTGGTGGTCAAAATTGCTAAACAAAATTCATACCACCCTGTAGCCGAGTATCTCAACAAAGTCTATGAGCAGCATGGGGAGAAGGAAGGCTCTCTAGAAATTTTGCGGTGTATTGCCGATCGCTACTTCGGGCAATCTGACCCCATCTACACAATTTTTGTGATTCGTTTTCTGATTGCAGCCTGTGCCCGAGTTCTTCAGCCTGGTTGTAAGCATGACTCCGCTCTAATTCTTCAGGGTAAGCAGGGCGTCAGGAAGTCTAGCTTTTTTAAAGCCCTAGCAGGGGGAGATTGGTTTGACGATTCTTTGGGCAACGTTGGCGACAAAGACGAAAAGTTAAAACTCCATCAAACTTGGTTCATGGAGTGGGCAGAGCTTGAGACGGTGTTCAAACGGAAAGATGTCAGCCAAACAAAATCATTCCTATCCTCTGCCAACGACAAGGTTCGCCCTCCCTATGCGCGATCGGTGGTGGATATGCCACGGCGATCGGTGATTGTGGGCACAACCAACCAGGACGAATTCCTGAACGACTCGACCGGGAACCGTCGATTTTGGATTATCCCCGTCCACCCCTCGATCAAGCAGATTGACACATCCACCCTAATTGAGGAGCGCGATCGGATTTGGGCGGCAGCAATGCAACTGTACAAAGGTGGGGTGCATTGGCATCTGTGGGGAGTGGAAGAGCTTGCTGCCGACGAGATTGCCCACGACTATCAATCAGAGGATGCTTGGGCGTCTTACATCCGTGAGTATCTTGTAATGGCTCAGCATGTCACCGTGTCAGGCATCCTTGAGAATTGCGTTGAATTGGAAAAGAGCAAGCACGACAAAGCTGCACAGATGCGGGTTGCTGACACCCTCCGATCGATGGGGTGGGTGTGCAAGAAGAAACGGATTGACGGAGTTCCAACCCGAGTCTGGGAGAAGCCAGATGAAGCCGTTCCAACCCCCGTGTCAGCCTGTTCCAACCCATCAGGGGAGGTTGCCACGGCTGAAACCCTTGAAAAATCAAGTTTGTTCCAACTGTGTATAACTGTTCCAACCTCAAAGAAAGATTTAGTAAATAAAGAAGAAGAGAGTGAGCCAACCACCCCCCAATTACAAGAGAACTCTGACCCCTCTAGGGAAAACAGCTTGAACGGTTGCCACGGTTGGAACGGTTCAAGCACAGCAAGGGTTTCAAGCGTTCCAACCTACTCAAAGGGGTTGGAACAGGGGTTGGAACACACTCCGATCGCCCCCTCAAACAGCAACGGACACCACCAAAAAGACGAGCCGATCGACTTTAAGAAGATGAGTGAAGAGGAAATCAAGGAATTTTTGGCAACCGCTGAACCTTTTTGACGTACTTACGCGATTGTTGCTACAATATTACGTAGTTACGCAACAAGGAATGATTTATGTCCTGGATTCCGAACGTGGGCGATCGCGCCTTTCATAAACAGCACGGAGCCTTCACCGTCACCCGACGATTAAAAAAGAATGGCGAGGTAGTTCTGATGGGATTGCCCAATAACACGCCTGCAATGCTCGCTGATTGCTCTCCCGATCGCTCTGAGAGCGCGTTAAACGAGTCGGAGATAGAAACCCTCACCGCAGTGGCGATCGCGATTCTAGAGAGCGTTTCTGTAGAAGATATGGACTTACTAACCCATCTCACCCCTGCCCAAAAGTTGCAGGTATGGGAAGCGCTTACCCCACAACAGCGATTGGGACTTACAAGACTACGCGAGAGGAAGGCAGCGTGAAAACTTTTGCTTCAATTTGCACTGGTGGAGGACTTGCAGATATTGGGTTTCAGTCTGCTGGACTTAATCCCATTTGGGGGATTGAAATAGAACCGTCAATCGCCGAAGTTGCATCTGCCAATCTCAAGCACAAAGTCTACGTGGACTCTGCGATCGGATTCAATTGGCATAACGCGGAACGCCCAGACCACTTGCACATTTCTCCACCCTGTCAGAATGCTTCTATCGCCAACTCAAAAGGTGGTGAAGGTGAACTAGATAAAGCGATCTCCCTTTCCTGTTGCGAGGCGATCGAGTGCTTCAAGCCCAAATCTTTTACCCTTGAGAACGTTGCCGGATACCGTGTTTTCTGGTCATTTCGAAAGATTGTGGATACCCTTTGGGGTTTGGGTTATTGGTGCAACGTAGACATCCTAGACGCTGCTGACTATGGCGTTCCCCAGAACCGCAAGCGATTGATTTTACGAGCGGTTTTAGGTGGCTTCCCTGCGCCATTGTCGGAGTCAACAAAATGGCAGGGATGGTATGAGTCGATCGAGGATTTAATTCCTTTATTGCCAGAATCAAGTTTTGCCCAGTGGCAACTTGATTTAATGCCGGAAGTTTATTCGTCAATTTTAGTTGATGGGCAAAACGCTCGATCGCTTGAAAAAGGAGGGCTTAACTACCGGGTAGGTGGTAGTCCTTCGTTTACGGTCAGCACATCAATTGCACCAAGGCGAGCATTTTTGGTTGATGGCACTGCGAACGATCGCGGATCATCCGTGACGATCCGCGATCGTCAAGAACCTTGCTTCACTCTTAAAGCAAGTCAGAATAAAAAACCTGTCAGAGCTTGGGACGAAGGGCGAATAGTAGCGCTGAATGCTCGATGCTTGGCTAGATTGCAAACCCTGCCCGACTGGTACGAACTGCCCAACAACTCAAAACTTGCATCAAAAATAATTGGCAATGGTGTCCCGTGTAATTTAGCAAAAGCGATCGCAGGAGTAGCATCATGATATTCAAGAAATTTCTCGAAGCTTTAGGCATCCTCACCCCACAGCTCACCCTAGACGAAGCCCTAGTCTTACTCGCGATCGGCGCTAATCCCAACTCCGACGAGTCAATGATCCTCGGGGCAATCCGAGAAGGGATGATTTCCCCCGATCGCGTTATTAAAGCTGTTCAATCCCTGCGAAAGTACGGCTTGATTTGGATTCATCCCACACCTGGATACTACGAGCAGACAGCAAAGGGCGATCGGATGGCGCAAAGTTTGATTGAGGCGGTGAAATGAAGCCAGTCATCATCGGCATCGACCCAGGCGTAGCCGAAAACTCCAAAGGCGCGATCGCGATTATCACCCCTGATGGCGCGATCGCAATCCAAGACCTACCCGGACTCAATGAAGAGAAATCATTATCCGCGATCGTTTCTCCCTTCCTGCACTTGTCCTGTATTGGTCGCATAGAAGACCAAACGATTTGGTGGGGAGATATTCAAAAGGGCTCTGTTTGGCGCGTCCTATCCCTAATCAAGCATCAGCAGATGTGCGTTAGTGTCCTGCAAACCCTCGGCATTCCCGTTGAGTGTGTCCCTGCTGCCAAGTGGAAACGATCGTCAGGGTTAACAGGAGAGTCAAAAGATGCATCGATCGCGCAATTAATCGCGCTCTATCCTGAGTGTCGCCATAGCCTGATATACAAGGCTCCGCGATCGGTTAAACGCAACCACAACAGGGCTGATGCGGGATTAATCGCGCATTCGTTGTTGTGCGACATGGAAAACGGGGAGGCGATCGCATGACCCCATTCCAACCGGGCGATTGCGTTCAACTCAAAGGCAATCCCGCCCTGCAATACGAAGTAGTGATGGCTTGCGTGGCAGGCAACACAGGGTTTGACGGCAATCGCCCCTTGAAATTGATGCGGAGTGAGTCAGAACCGTACTACAGGCTAGATCGGGAAGGGCGATCGGCTTATTGGTGGCATTCACAATTGGAGGCGATTGGATGACAACGCAACGAACAAAACCAAGGCACGATCGCAAATCTTTAAGCGCAGTTATGCCCTGCCCTAAGTGCGGCGGTCAACGGATATCCATACTCGAAACACGCGATCGGAAAAGCGATAACACAATTTATCGGCGCAGAGAATGTGGTGACTGTCTGTTTAGATTTTCAACTAGCGAGGCGATCGGATGACCCAACAACTCACCTTAACCCTCGACACCCCCACCCCAAAATCCGATCGCCCCTACATCATCTGCACTTGTATCGACATGCAGAAGGGCATATTTACCCCCTACGACCCCACCCAGAACTTTCATAGCGTCTTAGACCCGATCGCCTATTGGCTTCCCTACGGCTCAGTCTGGCGCGAATACCACGACTTACCTTGGCAGTACAAGCCAACAGGGGAGATCGAGTCTAAGATTTGTCGATTCGGTGCTGAGTTTGAAGAGGCAGTATCCCTGCTGCTGGCATGGCGCGAAGAATTGATAGAGCGCGATCGGATTTTGGTGGCGTCTTGGCGTTCTACTATTGCGTAGTTACGTTATTTAAGATAGTATTGTTGTGTAATTACGCAATCAAAGATTTAATGGGTAAGAGATCAAGACAGCGCAAAAGCTTTTTTCCCGGTTACGGCAAGCCCGCACAATACACCCTCACCCTGTACTACGACCGATCGCAGGCAATTGGGATGCTGATTATGGGGTTCCTCATGGAGCCAATCTTGCTTAATTCGATGCTTTTGGTTCAGGCGATCGGCGGAGAAAAGCTCGATGAATTAATTGAACTCCAGCGTGATTTGCCCGAAAGGTTTTGGGCGTCCCTCAAAACCCCTGACGGCGATGATTGGTATTTTGCATCTCGAGAAAACTGCCTGCCTGATGGGATTAGCGATGTAGGAATGCAACAGTTTTATACAACAGATGTAGCTGGGAGGGCGATCGGATAATGGCAGAAAACAGTGATATTCAATGGACTGACCACACTTGGAATCCGTGGATTGGTTGTACTCAAGTCTCCCCTGGTTGTGCAAATTGCTACGCCAAAACCATGATGGACGATCGCTATGGTCGCGTAAAGTGGGGTGCAGGGCAAGAGCGATCGCGCACTAGTGAAGCAAACTGGAAACACCCTGCTAAATGGAATCGCCAAGCTGAAAAACTTGGAATTCGCTATCGCGTGTTTTGTTCGTCGCTGGCAGATATTTTTGATAATGAAGTCTCAGTAGAATGGCGGCAAGATGCGTTTCGGGTTATTGAAAGCTGCAAGAATTTAGATTGGCTGCTGCTGACCAAGCGCCCTCAAAACATTATTTCAATGGTCGAGAGTATTTCTGGCGATTTTTTTAGCAAATGGGCACGCCAAAATCCCCATGTTTGGTTTGGCTGCACGATTGAAGATCAGCAAAGGTACAACGAGCGATCGCCTTATATGCAAGATGTTCGTTCACGGGGATCTAAAGTTTTTTATTCTTGCGAACCCTTGCTAGGTCGTGTGAACTTGTATTTGTTATCTAATCCTGTTGATTGGGTGATTGTCGGTGGTGAGTCCGGCTCAAAAGCTAGAGAGACTAGCTTATCTGCAATTCGTGGAGTCGTTCATCAGTGTCAAGCAAACGAAACTCCGTGTTTGGTTAAACAACTTGGCAAAAGTCCAGTGACGATGGACGGCGATCGATGGAGTATTTCAGATTCTCATGGCGGCAACATTGATGAATTTCCGAGCGATTTGAAGATTAGAGAGTTTCCTGCTGAATTTAATCAAGTTTTAGAAGGAGCGATCGGATGAAGCCAGGGTCAAAAGTAGTCGCGGGAGATCTTCAAAAATGGGAAATCTGGCTCAGTCAAATCCCCATGAACTACGAAGAACGCGATTGCGAGCAAAACAATTTTGGGTGGAGTGCCCACATCTACGTTGTAAAAGCGATCGGCTCAGTGCAGGGGCGAAGAGTAGCAACGATCGGCAATGCCGAAGCAGGGATTACTAAACGTGTTCCCGTTGATTGTTTAGTCGAGTATCCAGGATAAAACTATGTCAACAGCAGCTAGACCGAGAACACAAATGAGCTTAGTCCCATCGATCGTGCCCAACTCCGAAGTCCCCCTAGAAACAGAAGAAGAAACGATCGGCACTTGGGGAGCACTTCAAGACCAAATTCTAGACCTGTGGGGCGCAGGTATCTTCAACGATTCAGCCTTCATTTACGCAGCCTTGTCAATCGACAAAGAAAACGGTCAGGCATTTGACCTCGACAACTTCATTTTTAGATGGCAGACAATGCCTGACCCTGACACAGGGCGAAACAAAGTGTTAACTCATGCCGCAGTCCTGAAGGTTTTGGAGAAGATGCAAAAACTGGAAATGTTGGAAATTAAACGCGCCACAATTCAATTGACCCTATTGGAGGGTTTCTGATGCCCACACATTACGTAGTTACGGACGTCACAGGAAAACCGATCGCGTACTTGCCCGCAAAGACTCTCCCCTACGCGATCGATGAGGCTAGACAAATTGCAGAATCCCGCAGTGTCGTGGTGCAGCTTTACTCCCTGAAAGCTTTGTGGTTGATTCCACCATCAGGGGAGATGCGATCGATTCAAGAGTTGGTGCTGCCTGTTTTGGATGGAGGCGATCGGTGATGAGTACACCCCTAGAACAACAGCTAGAAGACTTGGCTGATTTTGAGGACTACCTAAACCGCCAGCATGGGCGATCGATTGCTGGCACTGCTCGAACAGATTGCAATTGCCCACTGGCAAACTACCTCAAGACTTTGCGCCCAGACGATCTAATCAAAGTTGCTTGCGATGGTATTGCAATTGGTGACGGCAGACTGCGCCATACAAAACTTAGCTACGAGTTCACACGACAAATTGATGATGGGCGATCGCACCAAGAAAAAATTTCTTTTTATCAGGCAAAACAGGCATTGAAATACGCAAAACAAGCACTAAAGCTGAGAGGCGATCGCCCATGACACTTGAAGAACAATTTGCCCGCGCCTCGTTTATAAACACGATCGAGACACTGACATCAGAGCAAAAGACCCAAGTGTTAATCAAGCTGTACGACGACTGCCGCAACTTGCACAACTTGTCTAAAACTTTGATGGCTGATCAGGTAGGGATGCCTCATGAAATGCGTAGATGGGAGGGCGATCGGACATGAAACCAGCGTGGAAGATAGCCTATAGCCTGCTTGAATCGTTGCTTTTGGCTGACTCAACAACTTTTCACATGAAGACTGCCGAGCCTACGAGTATTCCTTATTTGCGATGGATGTGCCACGAGATTATCAATAACAGAAAGTTGTGGGAGTCAGATAAATCTCATCGGTGGATTGGGTATATCCAAGGTGTAATGTGCGCGAAAGGATGGAGCAGCGTAGAGGTTGAAAGAGATAGAGTGAGGGCGATCGGACATGATTAAACGCATTCTCAAATTCATCCAAGAATGGCTTGATCACACCAACGAATTTGCAGAGCCGATCGCGGTTCTAGCTGAGCGAGTTGAAGCCCTAGAAGTCATGCGCGATCGAGAGTTGCTAGAGAAGTGTTGGAGTTTAGAAGTAAGGAGCGATCGCCCATGAACGAACTACTCGCAGTCAGACAGGGAATATTCTGGACCCTAACAGCAGCGTTTCTCTTTGGCGCATCCGATCGCCTCGCTGCCACGATCGTCAACCCCTCAGCCCAATCGATCGCGCTTCTCAGTGTTTCGTCTTTGTGTTTTGCGTTGTTTCTGTTCTTGAAGCCACAGGAGGGCGAATGATTCACCTGAAACTAAACAGTAACCAAGCGATTGCTCTTCATGAATTGATCACATCCCTTCAATGGGCAAGTGACCCAAAACTTCTAGATTCGATCAGGCAGGAGTATATAGCGGGAAAGGCTTGCAATGAAGACCTGAGAGCGATCGCAGTTGAATTAGAGTTAGCGCTAAATCGGATAAAGCAAGAACAAGAAATCAGAGTAGGGTTTGTGCGGGAATCATGGAAGGCGCTCGGATATGAATAGAGCGCTTCCTCCTCATGTTCAAGAAGAAATACAGTCAAACCCAGAGTTTTGGGATGATCTTGTAAAGCAGTACGACATAGAGCCATCGAGACCTAAGAAAACTATTGACCAAAATGAAGTAATTCTTGCAAAAAGCAAAAATCCGTCATATCAACGGTTAACCGTCTATTTGACTAAATCTGTTCACAGAAAACTAAAGGTAAAAGCTATTGAATCTGACAGAGAAATGAGTGAAATCATTGAAGATCTTGTTGAGTCTTTTCTAGACAAAGAGGGCGATCGGGCATGATTAAACGTCTGCTCAACTCCATCCGAGAATTCATTACTCTCACCAATGAATTCCGAGATCTGACCGAAAAGCTTGAAAAACAGATTGTTTTAGAGAATGAAATGCGCCGCAAATATTTAAACCGATGTTGGAATTTAGAAGCAAGGGAGGGCGATCGCACATGACTCGTGAATGGTACAGAACCGACGAAGCCTACGAAGCTCTTGCTAAAAAGGATGTCAGCGCATTACGGCATTGGATCAGGAAGGGCAAAAAAGAAGGGTGGCTAAAGGTGGGTAAACACATCAAACCTGAATCACCCGGAGCTAAACGAGTAACCTGGTTAGTTCATTTGGAACGATGCCAAGCAATTAACTCTCTCCGCTAATCGATCGCATATAAGACGACAGCAGGTCATCATCCCTAAGCCAACGAGAATAAGTCTTCTGCCAAACTGCAACAGTATGCCCCATCAACCCCGCTACAACTCGTGGCGGGGTATTGTATTTTACATGTGCTCTTAATGAGTAAGCGTGTCTTAGGTTATAGGGAAGGTTAACCCCATATCTCCTCAACGAATCAGTGACCGACTGCCCCACCTTCCTATGAGCGCGATCGCACCTCACATTAGGTTTGTTCATTTCCCATAACTTCCACTGTTCAACCCAATGGGGATGAAAAGGGTAGACGGTGCGCTTCCCTGTCTTTCCTTCAGTCACATGGCAGGCATAGGGAGGGGTTGAGCTAATTCGACAGAACATCACTTCATGCGGTCTTAGCCCATACGCAGCGAGCACACCATACACCCATTGCCAGGTTAAAGCCTGCCGCTGAATCCTCCCCCGATCGACACTGATAATCCAGTCACGAGTCTGTTCGATCATTTCATCAGTGGGCAGCTGGCGAGGTTTGACGCGACTGGCACTGTAGTTCGATTGATAGGGGGATAGGTCTATATCCAGCTCTGCCCATTTGATCAGCCGGTTAAACCGAGTCACATATTCCTTGCGAGTTGCCGTGTTCGGAACCGATCGCGCTACCACATCAAGGAACGCTTCTTTAGTTGGGCGAGACTCCATCGGCAACCGCTTTAAGAACTCCCACTCCCTCGCCCATTGATCGGGAGTCATGCCCGATATTGTTCGATCGAGTTTGTATCGCTCAATCAGCGTCCCAAGGTTCTCCACCTGTGCGATCGCTTCACCATTACCCTGCCGCCACTTCGACCAACTAAATTCCCCTTTAATTTTCTGGCTCAATAGCTCCAATGCTCGCCCCTCTGCTTGTTCCAGTTCCAATGGGGTGCGATCGCTTATCTTCAGTGCAATCTTCTGCTGTTTAGCTTTCCCTTCTCCACTACGGGGAGGTAAAACGCTGACGAGGTAAAGCTTATTGCCTTTTTTCTCAACTCTCACCCCTGACCCAGAAATGCGATCGTTGATTGATTCAAGTGTTCTAGGCATCGTAATTAAATCGTAATTAAAAAGCTTCTACTATTTCTGAAAAAAATCTACATTTTTCTACTATATGACAAGTAAGACGCTTAACTAGCAAAGCTTACAAACCCGATAATGCTTGATTCTAGCGGTTTTTGGTTTGAGTTGTAGAGGTTTCCTCTCAAAGGATCGGCAGAACTCTGAAGTGCTTGATTTAACAACGTTTCAGAGTTCTTTTATTTTGTCGTAATTAATTCGTAATTAACTTTCAATTTCTTGCCCTCAACTATTGCGTAGTTACGCAATCCTGAGTTAAGATATCCGTAGAAGCGAAAGAGAGAGCGAGCCATGAATCCCACCTACTTCCTAACTGAAGATTGCCAAGTTCAAGAGTCCAAAGAAGGCGCGATCGGCTATTTCTACCAGTTAGGTGGGCGTTGGATGGCTCACAGCAACTACAAGGCTAAGGGCAAGAAATGCCTGAGCCGTCAAGATGCGATCGCTTATCTAGCTAAGTGTGCCTAGAGTTTCCGTAATTACGCGATTAAAGGAGAGTAAATGCCGGAAGTACTTGAGAGAATTTACGTTAGTTCGTGGGCAGCACAGCACTGCCCTCCGGAAGTACGGGTGAATCGCTACAAGTGTGAACTCAATCACCGCGACCACGGCAAGAAAATCGTGGATGTGATGGTCACCGATCGGCAAGCTAACGATGAAGCAGTGACCGAAATCCTTCAGCAGTCAAACGCTACCCGTCACCTAATCGAGCAAGGATGGGCGATCGGAAATATCTGGATGCCTGATGTAGTCGATGTTTTTTGATTTATTGAGAGAAATTGCAATGGCGTATTCGATTTACTTTTACATAGACCCACAGTTTGTAGACAACCCCCCACCAGATTTGGCTGAAAGCCTGATATATAAGCGAGTGGTTGAGCTTCGGTTTGGAAAACCAGCAAACACGGAAGACCCCGATCGCGGTTTTGGGTGGTTTAAGCCTAGAAGTGTCCAGGATGTCAAAGAAGTTGTTGGTTGGCTTGAAGGGGTAAGACTGTTTCTCAAAGAAATAGCTGATGACAACTATCCAAACAATCCGTTTCACAAGCTTTTTTTAGAGCTAATCCAACAAAACAACCTAGCCGAGCTTCTTGATCACGCTTAAACGCAAACGTCCCTTGTGGTAGGTGGTTAGACCGCAATTTGTTTCAGCCAATTCTTATTTATCCGAGAGGACTTTTCGATGGCATTTTTTACCAACAACAAAACTGAGTTTGCATCCCTGAGTGGCGAGTATTTCGATCGGCAGTGGACAAACGTCGAACTTGACATGCTTGACCCTGCTGAGCAGGAAATTATCACCAACTTCCACGTTGCAGCATCAGGGGAAAACCAGATTGAGCTTGACACTTCTGATGTGCTGCTGGCTCAAGCCGAGGGTGGATTCCTAAAAGATATTTTTGCCGCATCCCTCCGATCGAATGAGGGAGAGCTAGTCATCAAGCTAGGCAAGACACTCTACCCTGTGACGATCGAGGAGTCAGAGCGCACGATCGGCAAGCGAGTCATCAAGGAAAAGCTTTTCACCGCAGGTTCACTGTTTGGCTCCCTTGAGTTTGCCGATGGCGACCCCTCCAAGACCAAAACCAAGATTGATGGCGCTGAAGTTGAGGTTAGTTACACAAAATGCTGGATTGAGTTTGGGGATGGCACTAACTTTTGGCGCGTCAATATTGGCTTTGACCTGTCCAAGTATCCCGACAAGCAAACGATCGGCACTGCCATTGATGCAGGCACGCTTGCCAACTACCTGAAGCCTGCTGTTAATTCAGGTGGTAGTGGAGGTGAAGCGATCGGTATGGAAACGTTAGGTGAAGGCTCGTTTGATGTTGATGGTTATCGTGTCGTGACAACCAAAAAAGGCGATCGCTACATCATCAAACTAAGTGATGGACAAGAAACATGGAGCCGTGGCGGTGCTGAAAAGCAGCTGCGCTCTGACACTGAGCGAGCCAAGCTGGATGCTGCATTTGCCGCAGGTGTTCCTGTCAAGTTGGCGATCGGCAATATCCAAATCAAGGAAACAAAGGACGACAAGAAGATTTACCTTGATTGTGCGTTGCGGTTCAAAGCTCCCACCCCTGTCAAAGAGATGGTTGCCGCAGGTGCTGCGCCCGCAGCAGCAAAAGACCCATCCTACGATGACATCCCCTTCTAAATGAAATCCCCCCTCGATCGATTAGCCGCGATCGAGGGGGGATTGTTTTGCTGTTCACCTATCCACCTACACTAGCTATGAAAACTGACACCAAGGAAAGAATAGAAAAGCTGTGCTGCGAAACGGACAAACCCCTCAGCATTAGGGAGATCTCCGATCGGATTGATGTTTCAATTTCTACGGTCAAAGACCACGTTCAAATCCTTGTCAAGCAAGGGCGGATTGAAAGAGGGCGTCTAGACACAAGCAACTTTTCTTATTATGCCGCTCCCGGCTACGAATTTCCTCTTACCTGGGTATCCCCTAAGTGTGACAAAACATGGTTCAAAGGCTTGCAGTTAATCAAGGATTTGATCGTAGACAAACCCCTGACGTTTCAGGAGCTACAGGAAAGGGTTGAGTTTTCGCGAGACACACTCTACAAGTTGTTGGGCTATCTAAAATCTTCAGGGGAAGTCAAAGCACACGGCACCGGCAGAACTCCCGTTGTTTATTCCTTGGGAAATGCAATCGTCGCTCAACCACCCAAGGTCGAAAAGCCTAAAAAAGTTCGTGTCACGACTAAGAAACCCCAGCCACCAAAGCAGGCTATCCCTGTTCGCGAGGACAGTTTTGATTACTCAAAGCCCTATACCAAGGATGAGTTAAGAGTTCTGAGCCGATTTGAGTTCAGAGATGAGGTGTATAGCTATGAGGTCGCAAACTTCCACAGGATAGAAGAACTTCGTGCGGTACGTAGCCTTATGGCGCGCGGTGACCTGATCAAGGTGGGAAGATGTCCCGTGCGGTACGTCAGAACCCGATCGCGCATGGTTTCAGCTTGATTGGTAGGTCGATCGTGTTTCCCTGTTGTGTCGTTTACCCGTTTGGAGAAATTAATGCTGTTGAATTTATTGCTGACTGGTGTTTTTGCTTATTTGGTCGTTGGCGCGATTCTTGGGACTATCTACGGAACCATGATGCCAAGTGATAAGTATTTGAAGGATGCGATCGAGGATAGTCAAAAGCATTTACTTAAAAAGACTGGACGACTGTTCTCCCGGTCTAAAATTGAGGCTCCGGTACGATTTGGCATTGCAATGAATATTACTGTCAAGTGGTTGCCTCGTTTGCTAATCAAAAGAAAAATCAAACCTGAAATTTAATTGAGCTTGAATTACGCACAAAGCCCCGCACTGTTTTAAGTAGTGCGGGGCTTTGGCTTGGGTCGATCGACTGTCTATCCCTTGCTGGCTTTTGTAGACAAAACTACCAGCATCATCAGCAAGTCTTTTTGACCTTGCAAATAGGCGATCGCTTCATCAATTTGCATTTTCTTGGTCACTAGGGGAAGGCTTTCAGCATCAGTTACAGTTGGGTACTCTAAGTCATCCTGATCCCACCCTAGATAGAAATAATTGAAGCGCAGTGTTTTCTGACCATTGGCTTTGTCGTCAACTGCGCCTGATAGACTTATTTCAAGGCTTGACAGCATTTTTCTTAAAAGACTAGCTTCCATTTTTAACCTCTTTGTGTTTGAACTTCGACTAATTCAAGCGACAACTCTCCGATCGCTCACTGGAATCTCTAACCGTCGCTTAGCCTCATCTACAGCCGCTACAGGCTCGATGTCATGCTGATCGACCAAACGCATTGCCAGATCTTCTACCTGCTGTATATGGCGCAATTCGGCAGCAGTGAACTGATCTCTGAGGTCATCTTTGTTGCACTGGAAGTCTTTCACTAGTTGACGCGCTATGCGTCCAAACACAGCCTTGTTCACCTTGTCGCTAGCATTGGAGTACATGAACTTGATTGCGTTCTCTGATAACTCAGAGTGGCTCTGGATGTAGTTTTTGACGGCGTCAGTGAGCGATCGTCTGACCTGTTTTACCTCTTGCCTTAACTTCAACCATTGCTGCCGATCTTCCTCTTCAAACTTCACCCCAAATGCGTCAGAGAACAACTGGCGAAGTGATAATCCCACAAGATCATCCCTGAAATCTTGTGCTGATTGATTGCCTGAGCGATCGAGCTTTGCAACCAATAACTCAAAGACCTCAAGAGGCATGGCGTTAACCGTCACTTTTGTTCCATGAACAGACATCTTGAGGAACGTAAAACCCTCACCCATCAAGGCTTTGAAGTCTCTTGAAGCGTTTTTCTGAGGAACGTTAAATCGCTCGGCAATTTGAGGGATAGCAATATAGAAATTGCCATCGTCAGACATTAAGCCTTTAACGCTGAGATGTCCAACAGAAACATCCGTAATATGCGCTTTAATAGTGCTAGCCATTGGTCTATTTATCCTAGATTGGTGGTCAGTAATGGCGGAAACCTCGAACACTTCCGCTGTTACGCCATTATTCTACACCCGATCGCGCAAACACGAACAAAAAAGCCGTACTACCCCAGCACGGCTCTGCATTTGACCTAGCAATTTTCAAAGTATATCCGGATATACGCGATCGGTTATCCAAGCTTAAGGTCTTGTTCTAAAATCCGCCAAGCTGCCGACCTAAGAAAACCTTCAACCCCACCAACAAAAGATTCAAGCAATTTAACTTCAATAGTGTGATGCAAGACCCGATCGTTTGGAAGGTTGAGCCTGAAACTAATTGCGCGATCGGATACTGCTTCGACGTAGCAGGGATATCCCGTTTCCTCGGCTAAAATTTCGGCGCAGTATTGGGGGTCTATTTCCATAATTAAAACTCAACCAACGACTTAACCTTGATCACCGTCTCAAGCGCGATCGCCAATTCCCTGTCATTACTGAAAGACCAATTCTCCCCATCTTCAAATCTAATAATATGATCACCGTCTACTTGGTCTTGCCAGTACCGAATAATCAGTCCAGTCGCGATCGCTTTTTCTGCCAGTTCAGTGATGGTCATTTTTGGCATACCCCTAACTCCTCCTCAATCTTTCCTCGAATTAGACCCCTAGCAAAAACATGAAATCGATCGCCCCCAATCCGATCGAGGTGCCACAGTGCCCTCTTCAAATCATCCACACCCTCACAATGCCATAGCAAATAGACCGCATTGCCCGTGTGATAGTCAAGGGAGAGAGCCTCGATCGCTTGTGTTGCTGTCCAATCCATCATCGTCGCACTAATGCCGATCGCGCTTAGGATGGGGCGCATTTCCTTTATCGCTGGTGTTGTTTTATCCATTCAATTCTTTCCCTATTTGCTGTCCAAAACTTTTCTGCTTCACTGCGGGTGAAGATTTGGGTGACTTCTTCACCTGTTTTAATGATTCGATAGTGGAAGAAGTAGAGCATGGCTTAAACCTTTCTGTACTGCTTGCAAAACGATCGCCATTTCTTCGTGGTCTGCTCTCTATCCCAAGCTAAATAAGCCCGATGAGCCGCGATCGCTGCTGTGAGTTGCTCGGCATCTTGGGGATGGGCGATCGTGTCTTCAATCTCGTGGAGGAATATCGATCGGGGGTTCATGGGGTTAATTACTCCACGGATACAAAACGTTGTCTTCGAGAATCGTTGTGCCCTCAAAAGCTCGCTCGCCAAACTTCATGCAACATGCCTGCATTGCTTCAACTTGGCTTGACAAAGGGTAGATTGCCACTCCCCCTGCCGTGATGTTTGACTCAATTCCGATCGCGCTTAAGGCTTCAATTAGGGCGATCGCATCTGCGTAGCTGAGTCGGGATATTGAATAACGTTGTGGTTTTTCTTGTGTTGTGTCGTTCATGGGAATGGAATGTTGATTAGAGATCTAAAGCTATTTGACCAGGGGCGATCGGATCAACATGTTTGCGCTCGGCAGGTTCACGCTTGGCTTCAAAACTGGTACAGACAGGCTTGCCGTTCCAGTATTGCCATTCTGTTGGTTCTTCGTGGCAGAGCGCTTGCATGAGAATTTCGCAGTCTTCGTTTCGATCGTGATGGCAGGCTTCGCACCATCGGGACATAAAGATTTCGCCTTCTGTTCCATTGCTTGGTGTGTATTGCTCTCCATTAGGGCGATCCGCATCACTGGGACAGATGGATCGCGATCGAGCCATAACGTGATCGGGTGGTTGATTCATCGTCCTTCCTCCTATTTATCAACACATCTACAAGAACCATCAAACTGCCCCGGAGGACAATCCCTAACCCTACAACCGATCGCACCTAACGCCACAAACGGCAGGGAAAGGGCAATCGCGCTTAGGAGTATCGAAAAGATTAATTGAGACATAATTGCGTAATTACGTTATTAATTTAATAATAGTGCGTAATTACGCAATAATCAAACATTAATTTTGTAAGGCGATCTGATCAACCCATCCGCCATCTTTGATCTAAGGGAACCGAAGAACACGCCTTGCCAAGACTGACAGGCTTGCCACATCTTTCACAAACTCCCGTTCCCAACCCCGGCTTGCAAACAGGGTTGTTGCCGTTGGGATCTAGAATCATCTTCTTGTCAAGCTCAACATTAAGAACACCCTGTCTGATCAGTTCTGTGCTATCCATAGTTCTCTCCTTTGTTTTGTTAGCTCAAACCCTACCCGATCGCTTCCCGCAACGTCCAAGCAGGCAACTCAGACAACCGCTCCACCAAAACTGAGGTCGGGTTGTTGCTGTATTTTGCCAGCTTCACCCGTTGAGCGATCGCTTTTAATTCGCGAATCTTTAGCCTTTTCAGGTCGGGAGCCTTGCGGGTGAATGGCACGACCCCAAGTTCAATCGCGATCGGTTCTGTGGCATCCTTCCACGCCTCCGATAACTGCTGCGCGATCGGCTTGTCTTCTGCTGACAGGGTGGGGATTGCTGCCGTTTTGGGTTGCCAGCGGCTGTAGCCTGAAATGAAGGCGATGGCGAATAGTGCGGCGGAACCGAAAACGATGAACTCGATCGCGAAATTTAGAATGGCTTGCATGATTTTTCCCTTTGAAAATGTGTTGTGCTCCCTCTCTCTTGGGTTCCAGGCTTGGGACTGGCTGCGATCGGTGCTGCGCAGGCGAGATTAAGCGATCGGGCGGGGTTAGCGCCCTTGAGTGTCTATTTAATTTTCTTGACGTCAACATCAGAAAAACTGATCGAAAGCCCCATATCTTGAGCAAACAGTTCGGCAGCATCAAAAGGGGATTCTGCTTCGTAAACTTTCACAACTGACAAATCTGACTTTAAGCGCACTTGGTATTTTTTCATGTTTAACTCCTTAATTGACTTAGTTTTTTTTGATTCAACCCCTTGCAGGAAAGGCGACCAACCGATCGCCCAACCGCTTTACAAACCTGCCGCTTCTTCCTCCTCGTACAACCGATCCAAAATGCGATCGGTTTCAGATTCGGGTAGGACTGTCAACAATTCCTTGCGAAGGGTGGGGATCGCGGAATAAAGCAAATTCCAGTTCACCTTACCGCCTTCGGCGTTGGATGCCTCGTTAACAGTTGCGTGATAAGCGTCAATCGCAAGGGCGATCGTCTCTTTCACAGCAGCAGTCCGTTCTTGCAGTGCCAGCATGATTTTCTCCGTAAGGGGTGAATAAATTTAAATAACGCGATCTCTCTTAAGAATGTAGATGATCGCTTTAGGTGTAACCCCAAAAAATCGAGCCAACGATTTTTTGGATTCGCCATTTTTGAACCTTTCAATAATTTCTTGAACTTGGCAGTCAGATATCTTTCCTTTGCGTCGTTGACCAACGCGACGATGTTGAGTAGAAAATCGTCGCGTAGAAAAATCAATCAATTTAGATTCGATTGCGTGAGAAATATTTGCCTTTGGTGTAACCCATTCAAGATTTGATGCGGAATTGTTTGTCTTAACTCCATCTCGATGATTAACTTGTGGGAGGTTTTCGAAGTTAGGAATAAAAGCCAATGCTACAAGCCGATGTACAGTAAATGGTTTTGGAATATTCTCGGCTGATAGCACAACCTTGAAATAGCCTTTTGCCAAAGAAGGTTTAAGAAGCTTGTTAGACCTCAAGCTTCTTACCTCTCCGTGATTACTTACTTCGTAAAGACTTTCATATCCAAAAATTGGAAGCCAGATTTTGTCCACAACACCTCCTGCTAATTTTTTTGTAAAACACTGAACCTCTGCTCCCCGTCCCTGTTGAGTCTTTGGGACGCTCGGCGGTGCTCTGTTCCGCCTGGGAGGTATTCGATTTTCAAGGCTTGAAATCTCGGCTTTCGCCACCGGGCATCCTGTGCCCCATGTCTTTTATGGTAATCGCGCAGTTACGCAATTGTCAAGAAATTAATTGTGTAATTACGCGATCGCTCAACAACCCAACAAAAAGCCGCCCTTGGGAAAGCGGCGATCGGGTGTTAGGGGTGAAGTCCTTTATTAAGGTTGTGGGTCAAGTCGTGGTGAACTTTGCAAAGGGTTATCAGGTGTTCCATTGGCTCATCTCCAAGTCTGGAATAATCCTTATGATGAACCTGAAGCCCTGTTTTGGCGCTACACACGGCACACTGCCTGCCGTCTATTTTTAGTCGCTGTTGCCGTTTTGCTTCCCACTCGTCAGATTTAATGTAGAGCTTGTAGAACTCGCTAAAACCAAACCGATCGCGCTCTTTACTGGCGTTTCTCCATCCATTACTGCCAGCGTTTTTTGCTTTGGGCGCGTCTTCGGTTTCGCCCTCCGCACTGTCGGCTTTTTGCTCGATCGTGTTGAACGTTTTTTCGGTTTGGCTGATGACTTCCTTGTCTTTCTCATTCGCCTCTACTTGTGCAAAATTTACAGGGGTTTGAAGCACCATATCTACGCCTTCAACCAACGCTGACAGCTCAGCGATCGGGGGTAAATCCAGCACTTCAAAGAAAACACCTTCTTTAATTAAGAGTGCCACCCCAAGTCCAGCTTTAACACGGCGTTTTAACCATTGAGCTAGTTGGTTTTTACCGTGCTTTTCAGCAGCGGCGATCGCCTTCATGCCAGGGAATAAAAACCATGCTTCTTTTTTGGCTCCGTTAAATCCATTCAATCCGATCGAATCTACTGTTTCAACCTGCGCCCCAAGGAAGTATTGAACCTTTTGCCCTCGGAAGTTCTGAAAAGCATCTTTGTTGATGCCAGAAATAAACGTCTGGGTCGCCTTCTCTGCTGCTCCCTTGGCATCTTGGGGGTCGTTGTAGCCTGACGTGTAAGTGTAGGAAGCCTCATCAAAGAAGCAACGCCAAAACACTTTGTTTTCGGTTGTGCCCTGCATACGATTCATCGACTCACGACGACAACCCCACAAGAAATCCAGCATAGAACCGATCTGCTTACCCTGCTTCTTAGCTTTGTGTAACTGGAAGGAGAGGTCGCGATGATCGGCGCAGTCGGTATCTGTTAGGTTTCCCCAGTTGAGCCATCGTCCTGTTTCTGGGTCGCAGCCATAAACCAAGTCAAACATGCCCTGCATTTTGTCGTTGAGGGGCTTGGGAGATGCGATCGCCTTCCATCCGCTCAACTGCTGCATGATTGCCCCCATCGTTGCTGACTTACCCGAACCGGGAGGGGCAATCAGCATGACGACGGGATATTTGTTTACATCGTTTAAATCTTTGCACTGAATCAACTTAGCGCCATCGGGTGGCAAGTCTGAAATATCAGCAGAAATTTTAGGCAGTCGAGTTGGTCGAGATGGGGTGAACTCTTCACCACCTTCCACTGCTTCTGCTGTGACGTAGTTATACTGCTGTTGAAGCCAAGCATTCGCCGCAGTTAATTCGGCTTCGCAATACTCTAAAATCCCTTCAGCCCTAAATGCTTTTGCCCAACCAGACGGATGAACTCCTGTCTTAGGATTCATGATCAGAATTTTGCGGGCGTTAATTTCTTCCAGTTTTAGCGCGTGTTTCGTATTGACCAATCTGCGCGATAGGTCAGTCTTCAAGATCTCGTTCTCCCTGTGCCGATCGGCTCGATCGTATTTGTGCTGCCGTGAAGTGGATGTGACAGCAAGCCCAGCGAGCGAGGCAAGAGCGATCGGGAATGCCAACGGGGTAAATAGGAATCCCACCCCTGTAGCGGCGATCGTGCTGGCTTGGAGTGTTTTACGAAAGGCAGAACTGGAAGTCATTACAGATGTCCTGTAGGGCATAGGTTATCAAAGATTTCACTTCATGGAGAGCGCGGCTGAGCCAGTTTCTTCTGCCGTAGATCGGGTTGCCGGTGCGGGGGTTACGTCCAACAACTGTGTATGAGGGCATGGGGGACTCCTAAAAGAATTGATTGAACTTGTCGGCTGCGCGATCGTACTCGTCAAGCTTAGTCTGCCCTTCTAGTTTGGCGTTGAGCTTGGTGTATCGCTGCATTTCGGTTATTGCCTGCTTTTGGTCGGTGATTAAATACTTTAGGAACTTGGCGCGATCAATTGTCTGACGGGGGCGTAGTAAGGCATATAAAAAATCAATCATTTGCTTTGCTCCTCAGAAGGGGAACGCTGGCGGGGATAACGATCGCTCATCGTTGAAACGGCATACATCGCCATCATTGCCCTAAGGATAAAGAACACTATTCTCACTATTGCCCCCTCTTCTGTGCGTAGGCAACTTGAACTTGTTGCCACCACTGGGGGTGTTTTGCTGCCGTTTCTGCGGTTGTCTTAGCCTTAATCTCGTTCAACTGCGCGATCGTCAATTCACTTGGCGGCATTGACCAGATGTCAACCGATCGCCCAACCTGCAACGATGCTTCTCTCCCCTGAATAGCGGCAGACTGTGTCGATGCAGGCACTGCGGGGGATTCAGGGAAGTTGCAGGCTTGCCCACCAAACAACCCCTGATTGCACTGAGGGGCATAGTTGATGGTGATATTCCCTGGCTTGCTTAAGGCGGTCAGCGCCACTCCACCTGCAATTTCGTTGGATTGCCCAGCCATCCGATTAGGTGCGGTTAAGAGCCACAAAACATAGCCTGCAAAACAAAAGAAGCAAGGCACACTAACCACAAGCGCGATCGTTGCTAGTCTCAACCAGTGGGGTTTGATTGGGTTTTGGGGTGGAGGGGTGGGAACGTACTGAATGCGAGTCCCAGGGATTGCTTGATGCTCGATCGCGCCTTGTGGTTCGTAAACGACTGAACTTGGTACTGCTCCCGAAAAAGGGGAGTCTTTTACCTCCCCCCATCCATTCAAAAGGTCTTGAACGTTTTCCATGGCTTACCGAACCTTTGTAATCTTGACGTTTTGAACAGAGCAGCCCGACTCTTCTTCTTCAATATTTCGGGCAACCGCGTCAGCAATTCGATCGCCCGACAAGTTGCGACCATACACACTCGATCGCCCTTGAATTTCAACGTCATCACCATCGATGTCTGCATCTGCAACGTAATCAACCACGTACTCTTTTTTGCGTCCAAACATTTTTCTACTCCTAGTGCTGTTTCATGCCGTCTGGTGTTTGATGCCAAGAATCGCGATCGCGCTCGTTGCGATCGGATGTTGCAACCATGACCATTCCAACTACTGCGGGGATGGCTGCAAGTCCACCACTTGCCCCAACTGCTACAGCGCCAACCGCCAAACCCATTAAGCCAACACCTTTTGCTTTAGACATAAAATAGAAAATCCTCTGTTTTGTTGATTGCGGAACTGGGGTGTCTGCTGCGATAACTTTGACCGGGCGATCGCAGCAGATTAAAAACTTGGAACACTTGGTTTATTTTTTGCGGGGTTGAACCGCATAACTTGTATCGGTGCAATCGTAGCTATTGCCACCACTAGCAAAAAACGCATCAGCCGATTCACCCGCTGCAATATGAAAAGCATCCTCGATCGACAAACCTTTACCGTCATCATCAGAAACAATTTGCGGACCTAGACTTTCGTCTTCGTATGTGACCTGGTATTTACTCACTTAATTTGCTCCAGTTGTTTGTGTGTTTAATCGCGATCGCAGCAGATTGAAAACCTAAAGCTTTAATCATTAGCTGGATTGATTGGACTTACTTTCTGCGTACTCCCACGCTTCACCTTGAGTGTCAAATCTTCCTGCGTAACTATTTTTGTAGTAGAGAATCCATTGACCAAAACTACAGTCGGGAGTCCACTTGTTGTCAGGTTTTAACGTCCATCCATTGCTTAGACTGATCATTTGATTTGCTCCAGTTGCTTGTCTAACATCCGTTGATACGGACTTTTCATCTTGTCAGAGATCGCATTTACGGAAAGTAAAATCAAAACAATGCCGATTGCTGAACCTGTTAAAATTGCCAACCAGTTTGCTTCTTTCGCCACCTGATCGTGGATGCGGTGAAGTTCCGACTGTGCCTGCCCTAAACCTGGGTAGCTTGAACCTCGATCGCGTCCGTCGATTCGAGCTGGAAATATTGTTGAGCGGGAAGCAGAAACTTTGTGCTCCCTAGATTTCGCTCCAAAAAATCCACACCTGTTTGATATGCAGACAAACGAGCCGCAATCGCTTTATCTGCCATTTGTTGAGCTAATTGCTCTTCAAGTTCCGCTGTTTTTTGATCGGCAATCTCTTGAGCGCGGCGAAACAGTCGAGAGGCGGCGGTATCGGCAGATGTCGCTAGATTTTGGAAGTCTTGAGCGATCGTGCTTTTAGGGTGATCGGTTAAGGGTGTTTTGTCTGCTTTGCCTGCAACCTGTTTAACTTCTTTTGTCGTGAATGCGGGCTGCGTGGATAGCTCTTGAACAATGCCAGCGATCGTTTCATCATCTAAATCAGCAGGCGTAATTCCTAAATCCTTCATCAAAGCTTCAACCGCAACAGGGGTTGTATTAACTCGGTTCTTTTTCAACTCGGCAATTAGTTTGTCCACAGAAATAAGGCTCCTTTTTGTTGACTTGACATTTTTTTGCTGAAACAAACAAGCTCGGGCTTGGAAACTAAGCGGATGATGAGCTGCTGAACGATCGCTTTTAGTTCGGTTCCAGAGTATTGGGAGTTGCGCCCATACTTGATGCCCGACGATTCAACCCAACGCCGAAACTGAACCTCTGAAAGATGCCTCAGTCCGAGAACCGCTTGATACATGTCCGTACCCTTAGTGCCGTCTGGCAGTGTGGCAATCTTTTCAATCGCTTGATATCGCTCAACTGTTTCTAAGGTGACTTTCAGTGTTGGATTTAGCTTTCGGATTTGAGCAAGTGCTTTTAACCGTTTGCGACGCTCCACAAAAGAGCAGCTTGTTAAATCCAGATCCGCGATCGTTCTATCCCAGGTACGGACGGAGAGCGATCGCCCTAACACTTGACAGTAATACTCAAAATCGCTCTGCAACCTCACCGCTTTTTGCTCCATTTCTTGCTTTCAATACAAGTAGTATTGCGCTAAATAAGAGCAACTGTCAAGACATTTGTTCAAAACCCGTCTTGTCAAGTCTCACTTTGAGACAAAGTTGGTTAAAAGCTTTGTAAATCAAGGGTTGCAGCTATCTCAAAATGAGATTAAAATAGCGTTCATCTTGTCTTAAGGTGAGTCTCAAATGAGATTAATAGGGTTTGGACGGTTTCAAGACAAAACAAATTGCAGCCATAAACGCCGTAAAAGCTTAATTCTCAAGTTAAGACTACATTTATTATCATGAGACTGTCTGAAAACTATTTTTCAAAATTACTCTAAAAAAGCGCTTATTTTTATTTGTATTTTTCTGCTCTGAATCGGAGAATTAAAAATGTTGCTAGGGAGAGATGCGATCGTGGGAAGTGCCAAGACATTTAAGGAAAAGTGGTGCTTAACCCAGGAGCAATTAGCTCAACTCTTAGGGGTAACGCGATCGACCGTCTCTCATTGGCTAATGCATGGGGGAGAAGAAACAGAAGCGGTTAAACGTCAAGTCTTATTGTTGGACTCAGCGTTCACATTGCTAGAACAGTGGCGAGAATGTAGAGAGAAATATCCTGAACTTTTGGAAATATTTGAGGCTAGCAGCTTAAAACGCATCCGCAACAAAAAACCGCCCCAAACGGAGCGGTAAACCATCCGATCGCACCTTACCCTACAGTGACCCGATCGCGTCCTTCTGACTTTGAGCGATACAACGCCGCGTCAGCCGATCGAATCAGGGATTTAGGGCAGTGGTCGCAAGGGACGATCGCTTTGACCCCGATCGAGACAGTAACTTTCAGGGTGTGAGCAGCCTTAGCAAACTCTTCAGCCACTCGTGACGCGCCGATCGCATCAGTGTTGGGGAGGATAACGGCAAACTCTTCTCCCCCATAGCGAGCAACTAAGTCGTATGTACGCAGGGCGATCGCTTTCCATGCTGTGGCTAAACCTCTTAGCAGCTCATCGCCTCCGTCATGCCCGTGGGTGTCGTTGTACTTTTTGAAAAAATCGATATCAATGAGTAGGAGTGCGATCGGGCTTTGGGTGCGACTGCATCGGCTCCATTCTTGTTCTAGTGTGGTGTCGAATGCTCTGCGGTTAGCAATTCCGGTTAGTCCATCGGTGTAAGCATCCCGTTTTAGGCGGGCGTTCTCAGCAAGCAGAACTTCGATCTGTAGCAGCAGATCGTCAATGTCTGGGGTAATCGTTGATAGCATAGAAGTGTCCTTGATTGTTGCAGGTTGAGGATGGGCGATCGCACTCTCTTAGCGGGGATGAGCGATCGCTTTTTAATTAAGCTGTGGCTAGTTGAGGCGCAGAAACGAGCAGTGAAACAATTTGCCCTGTTTGCTGCTGGTGGTCGTTAAGGCGATTGCAAAACTCGATCGCGGTTTCTTTTAGGTCGAATACTGGGGTTTTAATTGGGAACATCATCAGGTCTACTCCTGAGATTTCGCGAATGGCAGCGATCGATGTGGCGCGGATCACTGTGAAATATGTAGCGGTCGGTGTAATATCTTGAGACATCTGAGTACCTTTCAGGTGAGTGGGGCGGTGCTGTTCTTCGCGGGATGCACTGCCCTTTGACTTTTTCAAGATAACTCCGCGTGTTCGCGGCTAGGATGAAGAGAATTACTGAATTTGTGAGATATGGAAGAAGATGTTTCCCGTGATAATACTGGCAAGTTTGCCCCAAAAGGAAAAGAGCCTCTAGCAGCGCAATCGCTGACCGTGAGACTCCCTGAGAGTTTGGATGAAGTTGTTAGGGCAATGCCGAACCGATCGGAGTGGTTGAGAGAAGCGATCGTTCGTCAGGCAATCGAGCAGGGGATTTGGGAGGAGATGTAGTAATTAAGTCTTGTCGGAGTGCTTACACATTTCTAAGCATCCCAATAACCCTTAGCCCAGTGATAAGTTAACCATTGCCCGCCGCTAAATAGTCGCCACTGCCCAGCAGCATCTTTTTGCAATCCTAAATTCTTAGCTTCTTCTCTGGACGGATTGTAGTTACCTTTGCCAACGGCTAAAACTCTACAGCGATCTTCGCAGAATACACGACCTCGCCCACCCTCGGTCAGTTTTGCCGTATAAATGCCGCATCCGCAGCACGTTGTATCTTTAAGCATTTTTATTTTTTCCTTTTGTGTTAAGGATTTGCTTTTTTACAGTTGTCTGAGTCGGGAATCTTTTTAATTTTGTCAAGATTGCAAAGCTCGACGTAGATTTTGCGCGTCCCCTCGTCCATTTTTTGGGCTTCAGGGGGTTTTGTGATGTTTTGATGCTGTGTGAGTAAGACGATCGCGATTCCGGCTGCTGCTAGGGCAAGGATGGCGATCAGGAGTGTTTTAGGCATGGCGCGATCGGGGTAGGGTGCCCTCTTAGAATATGCGATCGCGCTTTACTTACTCAGTGATCTTCGTCTTTAAAGCTGCCAAATCCTCGCCTTCTAGGGTGTACTGGATGCCCGTCACCATTGTGACCGTCGCCTCACCCTCGATCGTCCAGTCAATTTCTGAAATCAACGCGACATTGATTGTGTAGTCGCCGTTCTGAATCGTTAACATCCTTTGCCCTCGCTTTTGTGTAATTGCGCTATAGGTTTAATGATATTGCGCAATTACGCAATTGGCAATAGTGGTGAGGGGCGATCGCGATTTAACGGAATCTTTTTTGTTTGCATCGCGCATTATCGCGATAACGGGTTAAAATAGAGAAAGGTTTCGGAGGAAAAGAGATGATTTGCAAATTGAGAAAATTGATGAACGATCGGGGTTTGAACCAGACGCAGGTTGTTAAAGCCACTGGCTTAAACCCAAGCATTGTTGGGATGTTGTATCGGCATCCCACTGTTAGCCGTATTGATTGCAACACAGCAAAAAAGCTGCTGGAGTTTTTTGAACTCAGCAGCTTAGATGAGCTTTATGAAATTGAAGGAGCTTCAGATGTCTAATTTAACTCAGTCTCACTCCCCTTTTAACGCTATCCGGAAAATTGACGATCGCGGTAATGAGTTTTGGAGTGCTCGTGATTTGATGCATTTAACAGGCTTTCACTGGGAGTCTAGCTCGGATTGCTTGAGTCGCAAAGATGCAAGCTTGGCGATTCTAGAGGCGGCAGCGAGAATCGCGATGGGAACCTATCCGGGAGGATTTAGAGATTCTCACTACCTATACGATCAGGCAATGTCCCTGTATAGAGGGCAGGAAGCTTCAATGATTTTTCACGGTGTTCGGACGCTGATTCAACTTCAATTTCAGAGGGAGTTTTACAACGAAAATCAGCTGTATCCTCACATCCAAAGATATCAAGACGTGTTGGGACTAGAAGGAAGTTTGACGCCTCAAGTCACAGACAGTTGCGGACATCGCCCGGATTTCATTTTGAAAGAAAACGGCAAAATTATTCCGGTAGAAGTTAAGAGGGTAAAGTTTGACAGGGCTGCATTGGTACAGCTAGAGCGGTATATGAGTCACCTTCAGTCGCAAGAAGGAGTTGCGATCGCATCCGAATTATGCGTTTCTCTTCCAAAAAGAGTTCGGTTTGTCAAGATAAACAATGAAATGTTTGAGCAGTTAACTAAGTACGTTCCATTAGAAGAACGCGTCTACAATCGGTACACAGAGCTTCAAGACTGCTAACCGAATATTTCACCCAAACAAAAGCCCCGATCGTTTAGTTGCGATCGGGGCTTTTGTTTTACATCCCTGCCATCACCCCTGTTGGTTCTCCCTTGACCGAAGTTGCGATCGTTCCCCATCCTGCTTCACTGCCCATATCAAAAAACACGCTTTGCATTACGTCGTAACTATAAATGTCGAAAGCTCCACCAACGCCAATGTCATAGCTGTCAGAAGCTGCATGTCGTGCCCCATATGGGTCGTGAATGTACCAGCATCTTTTAACTGGATCATGCCCCACAACAACAACCCAGTGACCTCCTGACTTGTACCTTACCCCAATCGGCACAGCAATTCCCAGCTCTAACGCCCTCAACAAATCTTTTGCCGACAATGTTTGACTGAAATAACATTCAATTCCAAAGTCACTTAACGCCCTCACCTGGGCATGCACATCGGTTGTATCCCCATACTTGCCAACCGATCGCATATACAGCGATTCTGGCTCAGTGAAACCCCTTAGTTTCGATCGGACGGAGATTTCCCCTGCCAGTAGGTAATCAGCCATCATGCAATGACTGGTAGTGCAACACTGCCGCCATCCTGCTCCAAAGATTGATGTGTCATTGTCTAACTGGGACATGTACTTGACAGGCAGCTTAATTAATTGGGGCGTATCTTCCCCTTCAACCTTGAAATGAGGCGCATACCCATAAACGGTGGTGAGCTTTGTTTTGCCGTCTGCTGCGGGCACAGAAGATGCTAAGACGAAACGATCGTGTTGGTTGCGATCGGGACTCCATGAATTGACGAAGTACTCCTTCCCGGCAGGGACAAACACTTTTTCACTTACTGCGAGATCTGTGGCTCCAAGAATTTTCGATTTAAGCCAAGTCGATTGCTTTGCGATGAGTTTTGGCATTAGGGGAATGAAGCGAAGATGTCCCCATTTTAGCGATCGCACCTTACTTCATTCCGTAATTGCGAAACTTGGAAGGGAGATCGCGCCTTTTGGGGGTGATTCTGGGGTGTGTCAACCTGTTTTGAGGTGTGTTCCAACCCCTTCGAGTAGGTTGGAACGGCTGAAAGCCTTGCGGGATATAGGGTGTTCCAACCGTGTCAACCGTTCCCTCGGTTTTCCCTAGAGGGAAATTTCCTGAGCAGTTTTAGGGGAGATTTAACGGGATGAGTGTGACCACTGTAGTCTTATATTTACTAAGTCTTCCCTTTGAGGTTGGAACAGTTATATACAGTAAGGTGGAGTTGTTGATTTATAAGCTTTTCAGCCGTGGCAACCTCCCCTGATGGGTTGGAACAGGTTGCCACGGACAAGAGTATGCGATCGCTGAAACCCTTGCAAATCAAGGTGTGGCAACCTGTTCCAACCCCTGAAGCCTGGTTTTCTTTACTGGTTCCGCAAATGCGAAAGAAGGTGCGATCGCGTTTCAACGGAATGGGGCGAGGGCGATTAAACTAGATACAGTCGTGTCCCCAAGAATATCCACCCTGTCCCGACGTGCCAGCATCTAGAACCTTTGATTTAAGTGAAATACAGCTAAGGGCAACTGGTTTTTTGTCCACGGGTTTGTCCGTTCCTGACACAGCAGAGGCGATCGGTGTCTCAAGGAGGACAGTTAGCCGATGGATGCAGAATGAGTCATTCTTGGCTGAGGTCGATCGGCGGAAGCAGCAGGCGATCGAGGCTCACCGTCAAAAAGCAAGTGAGATTCGGCTGGGCGAGATTGGCTCCTTTTACGAGGACTTAAAAAAATACCGTGAACTGCGGATGGAGTCTTACGCCATTAAGTTGAACTTGGGCAACGAGATTCTTAACAAGGTTCAAAATAGATTGCGAGATCTCCCTGAAGAAGCGATCGCCCCTAATAACATTTCCCAGCTGATTAAAGCGGCAGATGACCTCACCGAGAATGCATTGCAGGGTATGGCTGAATTGATTGGACTAGAAGCCGTAATGGAACAGCTGAATGGCGAAGAGAAATCAGGCAATTAGCTTTGTCGATCGAGAACTCAAGAGGCAGTCGTTAAACGCGATCGCGCAAACGGCTGGATTACCAAAAAACACCCCAACAGTCAACCCAATCCCCACGATCGAAGAGTTCAAGGCTTTTGCTAACCAGTGTGTTATTCGCTCAGGAACGCGCTTAATCCGCTTTGACCCACTATTTGACTACCAAGAAGCGATCGCTCGTCTAATTGCTGTTTATCCAGGACTGTGGCTCGTTAAAGATCGGCAGTTGGGTTTAACTGAATTGTTGATCTGTTGGATGCTGTTTAGAGCAAAGCTCAACCCTGCCTATGCTGGCGCAGTGTTCAGCATTACCGAAAAGGATGCTCATAAGGTTTCCAAACGAATAGAGCGAATGCCCTCCCAAATTCCTGATTTTGAATGGGAAGTTGACTCGATCAGTGTTCGTAAGCCCAAAGACGGGGGTGAGATGAACTTTCGCCCATCCACCACAAACGCAACTCGCGGACTAGAGTCTGTTTGGGATTTAATGTTTGATGAGGCGGGTTTTGTCCCCATCATTGACGAGATGTATGCAGCTTCTACCCCATCCCAAGAAATGGTTGGAGCCGACGCTCGGACGTTTATTGTCTCCACCATCCCAAAAGAAGGGCTTGATAGTTGGTTTTTTGAGAGGGGGCTGGCAGATAATCCTGATGCGATCGACTTAGAAGAACTACTGGCGGTCGCTCGTTCTGGTGGATTTTTCAATCAAACCAAAGTCCCATTGCCTGCAATCCCTGGATTCTGCGCTTGGGAGGATAAGGGCGGATGGGTCAAGGTTATTATTTCCCACAAAGCCCATCCCATTTATGGCTCAAACCCTCAATACGTTGAGGAGCAGCGCACAAAGAAGAAGCTGACGGATGCTCAAGCCCAAAGAGAGCACAATCTTGGGTTGCCGAAGCAAGGCGCTAGCCTGTTTGATCCAGAACTGGTTATCAAATGCGCAACAGGGCAATGGATGTCCACCCCTGAAGCCGGACATTCTTACCTTTCCTGCATTGACCCGAATTACGGCGGGCAAAACTTTTGGGTCTGCCAGATTTGGGATATCACAAAGGCTCCGTTTAGGCTTGTTGCTCAATACAGAGAGAACTACAAAAAACCTTTGTATTGCAGAACGAAGTCAATGGAATTAATTAAAAGATTTAACGCTGTTTTCTTGGCAGTAGAAGCAGACAACGGCGGGGTGGTCATTGCTGAGCAAATATCGGCGGAGATGCCCCAACTTCACGTTGAGATTACAAGAACCTCCCAAATGTCCAAAATTGTTAACACCGATCGCATTACCCAAAACGTTGAGGCTGGAGACGTTGTGTTTCCATCCGACTGGATTGGTATCAAGGAGGCTCGAAACTTCTCAGCCTTGAATCGAGCTGCGATCGTCGAGAGTGACGACCTGAACGACGACACTATTACTTGTTGGGCAGCAGGGTTTGCATGGTTAGAATTTGCGCTCACCCTGAAGCCGAAGAAATATAGCGTTGCCGGAACAGTCAACAACCCGACTAGCCGACTCTCTTGGTAGTTGTTGTCGTAATTACGCGATCGCGTTTATAATATGCTTAAGAGAGCGAATCTTGACTTTACTCACCCAACAAACCCCTCGCGCAAGCCCGAAAAACTTGCATTAATCGAGGGGTTTGTTGTTGCAGCGTATATTATTGAGGATATCGCTGACATGAAATATGCCCCTAGACACTAACGCTAGACTTCGCCTTGCCCAAACAGATCCAGAAGCGATCGCAGCCATCTTTAACGACGCACCGGTCCCCGAAGACTCGTACCTGTACGATCGCTTCGGTGGCGACTTTACCAAATACGAAGAGATGTTGCTCGACCCGCAAGTCAGGGGCAAGCTGAGCGAGCGAGTTGGGGCGTTGTTAGGGCGATCGGTTCTAATTGACGCAGCAACACGGCGAAAGATAGACCAGGACGCAGCAGACACTGCCAGACGAATCATTGACCATAACCTCATCCCCTACGAGCAGGTCTGCAATTCGTTTTTGTATTCCGGGTTGATATTCGGCTTTTCAGTTATGGCGGTGGCTGAAGTTGAAGAAAAACAAGCTTTTTACGTAGTTACGAAAGACGTTGACGGAGAAGAACAAGAGTCGGTCAAAAATCAAACCGTTGTAGTTCCTAAATTAGAATTCGTTCCGCAACGACGTTTCGTATTTCGGAACTTTGAACCCGAAAACAAAACAATCCCCGTTTGCAGCGACGAAGATTTAGATCTCAGCGAAATCGCAAAAGTCAATGGTTATGAACTGCGACTCCTGACCAAACGATCGCCCATCAATGGGGAACGATGCCCTAAAAACAGGTTCTTCACCTTCACCTTTGGCTCTATCAAAGGACTTCCCCAAGGCTACGGACTCGGGGCGCAGATTCGCAAGTTCTACGAGATTAGGCGAGAGTGCCTTAGGAGCGGAGTACTGACAGCCGATCGGCTGGGTTCTCCCCCTGTGCATGGCACTTACCCTAATACTCTGGACACGAAAGACTCCGACCAAGCGGAAGTATTGAACGCATTCGATCGAGTGTTGAGGGCATTCTCCCCCAACGGCAACGCACTCACGAGCGAAGGCTTCACTATCAATTTTCTGGAACCTTCCAAGTCAGGAGGACACGAAATCTTAAAATGGTTGTATGAAACCTCAGGGCTTGAGATTACAAGAGCGATTTGGGGTGAAGGTTCGTACTCTGAAAAGGGTACAGGGTCTTATGCAGCTGCAACTCAACAGGCAGAGAACCGCAACGAGAATGTAGTCGATTCAGACTGCAATTCCCTGGATGAGCAGCTTGCAGATCAACTGTGGCAATGGATAGCCGATCGCAATTATCCCAAAGCCAACCCCCCTAAGATCCGCCGTGAGACTTTTGCAGAAAGACGCAAGATTGAGCAATTGCAAGCCGAGGAAGAGCTGCGGAATCAACGCGTTCAAACTGATGTTGTGTTGATAAACACGATCGGACTTTCCGTAACTCAGGAATATATTTCAGAAGTTTACGGAGATGCGTTCACCCTTCCCGCTGCGGAACCCGCTCCCACGGACACGCCCCAAGACGTCACTACACTGAGCGAGCCGGACTGGAAACTTTATTTTTTCGAACATCGGAGGACGGGTATCATTGCGCGATCGGTTGAGGAGGCTAGAGCTAAACTGAAACGCGGCGGAACAAAGCTTGTAAAAGTGCGGGCGTTGACCGAGGAAGAGCGCAAAATCGCAGAGAGGGGTGACTGGGTGCGATCGGGTCCGAACGGAGAGCATTCCGGCTATAACCCCAATAAGCGAGGCTTTGGTCCTGCGCCGTCTAAAAAGGGAGGGAAATGAGTGTTGTTAACCGATCGCGCCAAAGCTTTTGCTGAACTGGGAAAAGTTTGGCTTGCTTCTTTGGTTGGCAGTTTTGCTGAACCGATCGCTATTTTCGATTCAGATGTGGCGGGGGATGTGCGATCGCTGTTAGAGGATGAAGTTGGCGACCTTGAGCGAGTGTTTGAGTTAACCCTTGACCCTGACACCGACACCCTAAAAGGGAAGGCTGATCAAAGGGTTTCTTTGTCTAGAATTCGGACTTATGGCTTCACGATTACCCCTGATCGCATTGTGTACAAGGTTGTAAGTTCTCCTGTTGGATTTGGGGAGTCCGACGAGGACTGGGGTGATCTTGTTGAGTTTGTTGCTAGAAGTGGCAAGAAGCTCAACTGCCGACCCGGCAACATGCAATGCGGGGGAAAGTGCCAAAAAGAGACGCTCAACTGCTATCACGGCATGAGTCCAGAGCAAAAGAAGAAGGCTCAGTCAGTTGTCAGAAAAGCCAAAGCCGCAGCGATAAAGGCGGGCACATTAAAACCGTCAGAAACAAACTCGATCGCACCTAAAACAAGTACTCCGAAAGCTGCACAAGATGCGGGTGTTACCCCTAAGTCTGGGGCAAAAATGTTTGATGGTCATACGATCGGAATTAAATCAAGAGTTACTCAGGCTGCCCTCGAAAATGCTCTCGACAGCATCCCCACATCTGGAGCGGCGGAAAGGGTTGAGAAGTTCCGATCGTTTGTTAACAAGCACGAGGTCCAGGCTGCGTTTTGGGATGAGGAAGCTCCTGGTTATCTTGCTCAAGCCAAGACTATCGCAAAGGGAGTCAAAAATTACGACTTCATTAACGACGATCGATATCGTTACTGGCAGGAGTCGAAAGGTGTTGTTATTGCGGGCGGAAGGGTGAGAGAAAAAATCAACAGAGAACATCCTGATTTTTTTAAGGCGATCTCACCTTCTGTTACTCCGCTTGATGGGGCAAATGGGCATACAATACAAATCGCAAATCATGTGTTTGTTAATATTCGAGAAGGCAAGTCGGGAAGGTTTTCGCCTGATGCTCGAGACTTGGGCGCGACCATTCAGAGTGCAATTACCGCCCATGAATTTGAATTGCCGAGGCATTCAATATCATCGATCGCTGTTGATCCGGATACTGCGACTTTGTCGACATATCTACACGAAGTGGGACATCAAGTACTGTTTAAGGCTGATTCGGCTCGCATGGTTATATACCCAGACGATACCAAAACCCTGACAAGTTACGCTAATACCAACAACGATGAGTGGTTTGCCGAGCATTTTGCCGCGTGGGTGCTTGACGGGGAATCCTACAAGGCTTTTGATCCGATCGGGCATAAATTCATTGAAGACACACTAGAACTTGCAGCCCAAAGTAAAAAGAAATGACAAACACAGCAGACAGAGTCAAAGAGTTAACTCAACAGCTAACACTCGTGAACTTAGAAAACTCAAGGGATGAGGTAAGAAATATTGCTAGAGGTTTGTCCGGATTGCCCGAACAGGAAGCCAACGAAGCAAGACAGGCGATCGAAGGTTTTTATATGGTTGAGCAAAGATTATTTGGGATGTAATGGTGTCTAAATTCTTTCAAAACGCAATTGCAATCCATACGAAACAAAAGAAATAAGTATGCTGTTAACCGATCGCGCTAAAGCTTTTGTAGAACTAGGAAAACTTTATCAAGAGAGTCAAAACTTTTCTGAATCAATCCCCGTTACTGACCCTGAAATTTTAGGAGAGGTGCGATCGCTTCTTGATGAAGAAGTGGGGGGTGTGATTCAACGTGTCTTCGACTTGACGATCGACTCTAACACAAACACATTTAGGGGTAAAGCGGAGCAAAAACTAAGTCTTGCAAAATCTCAGTTTTACCAGTTCTCAATGTCGCCATCGGCTTGGGATTACAAACTCATCCCTGCTCAGTCCGTCAATCCTGAAATGGCAGAGTTTGACGAGAACAACGACGAGGACTGGGCGGGGGCGATCGAGTTTGCAGCGACAGCGGTTAAGTCTAAATCGGCTAGGGCATCCAAAAAACTCAACTGCAAGCCGGGTAACACACAGTGCGGAGGGAAATGCCAGGACGGAAAGAAAAATTGCCGCTACGCTCCGAGCCATGAGCAATCGCAAGCTGTTGAGACTGTTGCAACTAAGGCTAAGACTAAAGCCAAGAAAACTACTACAAGTCCTAGTGAGGCAACTTCTGACACTCCGACGACGAAAGGTGGGTCGATCTCTCCTATTGCTGGCAAGTTGACGAAAACCGAATCAAAATCGTCTGATTCAGAATCTAAATCGTCCACACCAAAGTCAGAGCAAGAAAAAATCGATCAAAAGTACGCTTCTGACAACCCGAGTAACGCTGATATCGACGGTTGGATTAAAGATCAGCTCGCCTATAACACCAGTGCCGAAGGGTTGACATTGCGCTCAAAGTTGGAGAGGCGATACAAACCTTCTGGGTCCCAATATTGGGAGGACGCCCCAGACGAGGTGAGGCGTGCAATGGGAGACAAGAATGCCTACTTGAATCAAGTTGCAAAGGAACTCCACGAAGACAACGTCAAGAAAAATGCGGATGGAATTGACTACGGCGATTGGCAGCGGTATGCGTTTATAACCGACGCCACGATCGAGGCTACGAAAGCTAAAATTGCGAACCCCAAGACAAAGCCAACTGTCAAAGCAAAATTAGAAAAGCAGCTCAAGCAGCAAGAAACCGAAAAAGAGTCTGCTCAAGCTACGGCTAAACGGCTTACCGATCGGCTGAAATTATCGCAAGACGAACTACGGAAGAGGGTAGAAGAAGAATTCGACGCGGATCAAGCAAAACAAGAAGCGACAGCCAAAAAAATCCAGACTCGAATTGCAAAAGGAGATCAAAAAACGATTCAAGAGCAGCTTGAATCAGTCTTGGGATTTAAAGCAGAGTATGCCCCACCCCCCGATCGCGAAGTACCTGCTGCAACTGAAAACCGTCAACGTGAGCTAATCAAAAGACATTTGCAAGGTGCTTTGCATCCCTCGGCATCTCGCGATGTTCTTGGCGTTTCCAAGGACGCTACCCCAGCGCAAATTAAAACTGCTTACCGTAAAGCGTCTTTGCAGGCGCATCCAGACGTAGGTGGTTCTTCTCAGGAATTTGAGAGAATAAATAACGCTTACAACAAGCTTAAAAAAGAACTCAACTTCTCGGAAATTTCAGACGAATGGTGGTATTCGTTTGAAGCTTTGGATTTTGCTGATTTAGCTAACGAAGAGTTCTTGGGGGTGTAAAAGCAGGCTAACGCCGAAGAGCTCGCGATCGAATTATTGAACCTGATGCGCACGAGTAAGAGTGATGTCAAGCAATCTGACTGATAGAGCGATCGCCTATTCCGAATAAAAATAAATATATCGATCGGAGTGGGATGCTGTTTGTTCGATGGCATCCCATTTTGCTTCGTCAAAGTCAGAGCACTGCTCGTACAAAGCCTTGAGCCTATCAGTATTAGCGGCAAAGGGTTCATCTTGTAGGTCGTAGCAGTCGCTACTGAGCGGTTCTCCTAACTCGTTCTCATCCCGTCCGTCGCCAAATTCAAAGCAGGGATGAAGGGGAATTAGCCCGTGAAACCAGCTCTCACCATACCCATGATTAGTCTGGGCGACCTCAAACTCTTCTTTAGTCAATAAGCACAGCCAGCGAGATACGCTCATAATTCTTAACTCAAAAACAACGACACATCCTGCCCAAGCGCGATCGCAATCCTGCCCAGCATCACTCCACTAATGGTGCGATCGCCCTTCTCCCACAATCGAACTGTTTCCGGAGTTACGGAAAGTTCAGTCGCTAAATCTTTGCGGCTTTTTCTTGTTGCTATTCTTGCCATCTCAACGATCGCACCCTGTCTTTTGTATGGGTCTGACTCTGTAATCTGAAGTGCGAGCGATGATTGCATATCTGTCAAACAATTTAGCGGTTATTCCAACATATTAACTGAAACTCCAACAACGCCAATGCCGATCGCCCATCCCTGAAATAGGCTTGAAGCAGTCTCAGGAATAGCGATCGTGCCAGAAGACCTCAAATGGCTTGAGTGTTTCGTTGGAGGAGCGAGGACTTCTTCTAATGGAATATCCCGTAATTACGCGACAGACGAGCTAGATCAGGCTGTAAGTACGTACAATCCCGATCACTTCAAAGCTCCCCTAATTGTCAGTTACCCCGCCCACTCGACTGCGGGATATTCTGATGCAGATTTGCACAAGTCTCAACTGGCTTACGGCTATCCCGACAAGCTGAAACGGGTGGGCGATCGGTTGTTGGCAGGCTTTAAGAAGATATCGCCCCAATTCCAGGAGTGGGTTAAGAACGGCAACATTCTCGGATTGTCGTCTAGTTTCTATCTCCCTGGTTCCCCCCACAATCCCTATCCTGGCAAGTTGGCACTGCGCCACATTTCTGGATTAGGGGTTGACCCTCCCGCAGTCAAGGGGATGAACCTCGCCTTCACTGAACCGCTGGCAGAATTCCCCTGCTACGCCGAAGAGCAAGAGGGGACTGTTGATTTTGCCCTCGATGCTGACGAAGAAACGATCGAGCAGGCAAAGCTAGGGGCGAAACTTTACGCCGCATTGCAATCAGTTAGCGCTACTGCTGCCAGCTTTGGGGGTGATTCACCGCAACTGGCTTCTTTATTCCGCGATTTTTATAGCCGTAGTCGCGATCGCTTAATCGAGGAAAAAGGCGTTGAAGAAGCCGACAAGCTTTACCCCTCATTCGTCCTCGATCAATTGAATGCGATCGCGTCTCAACCTTGGCAACCGGACGTAACTCCTGACATGGTTGCCATGCTAGCCCAACGAATTGACCAACTGGAGCAAAAGTCTATGCCCGATTATCAAGAGCAAGAGGATACAACCCCTGTGACAGACGAAGTGTCAACAGCTCAATACAGCGAACTGAAAGCTGAAAACGAGCAACTAAAAGCAAGCGTGCAATTCCTGCTTCAGCAGAACAAAGATGTTCAGCTGCAACGTGAAACCGATCGCGTTTCTGCGTTTTGTGAAACGTTGGTCAGAGATCACAAGATTGATTTGGTTGAGAAGGATGACGAAATTCGATTCATCTTGTCCTTGGATAACACCACGACCGCAGACTACGGCGAAGAGGGGCAGCTTACCCCTCGCGCTAAATATGAGGCAAAGTTGGCAAACAGAAAACCTTTGTGGACTGATCGACGCCTACCGATCAACCCCGAAGATGCGCCAACTGACTTTTCAGAGGTTGCCGGAATTTCTTTGCCGCCCGGTTATTCCGTAGATCCGGAATCTGCCAAGACTTTTCGCAAGGCTCAGGAATACCAAAAGGCGCAAAATTGCGATTTCAGCGAAGCGATCGCGGCTGTTACTAGAGGAGTGTACTAAACAATGGGAACCCAGAAAATTACGGTTCTAACTTTGACTATCAAGTCAACAGGTGCGATCGCTAAAAAGCGGGCTGTGACCTATGCGGGTGCTCAGGCGGGTGCTGCGGTCGCGATCTTGGGTATTGCTGATTACGGTGCAACTGCGGCTGGCGAATACGTCACGGTGGATGTGCAAGGAACGTCGATCGCGACTTCGGGCGCGGCTGTTGCCCTTGGCGCTGCTCTTGAAACGGATGCGTCAGGGCGGCTCGTCACAAAGTCGGCTGGCGTTACTGTTGCTCGCGCATTGGAGGCTGCAACGGCGGCTGACCAAAACTTTGAAGTTCTTTTATTGTCCAACTAGGAGAGATAAAACAAGATGGTTGGAACTGGAAGATCACTAAAAGAAACGCGAGTAATTGATCCCATTCTGACAACGATGGCTCAAGGCTTCAAACAGCTTGAGCTAGTGGGGATGAACCTACTTCCCTTTGCTGAGGTTGTCACCTACGGCGGCAGAATTATTGAGTTCGATCGCGCATGTTTTCAGACGTATAACTCACGGCGATCGCCCGGTGCTGCGACGAAACGGATTCAGACAGGCTATACAAGCAACACTGCGTTTAACTTGATTCTGGATGCTTTGGAACACGCCCTCCCTGATGAGCAGATTTCAGAAGCCGGGCAGATTGGTATTAACTGGTCGCAATACGCGATGGATGCTTGCATGAGTGGACTAACACTCAACCTTGAAGTAGAGCAAGCCGCACTTCTGCGGAACGCCTCAAACTACGCCTCAAACAACAAGATCGCATTGTCGGGCACTTCCCGATTCAACAACGCAGCATCTACCCCTTCTGCCGTTATTCGTGCAGGCAAAGAAGCGGTTAGAGCTGCGATCGGGGTTTACCCCAACGTGATGGAGATTCCTGCCGCTGTTCTTCCTGGACTTCAGGAGAATCCAGAGATTCGCGACAAGCTGAAATACACTTCTTCTGAATCCATCACCCCTGAGATGTTGGCTCAGATTTATGGATTTCAAAAGGTTGTGGTGGGGATGGCGATCGCGGATGACATCACGGGCACGCCCACCGATGTTTGGGGTAAAGACATCATCATGTCTTACGTCAACCCCGCGGCTTTGGGTTCTAATCGCTTGACCTATCAGACGACGCAGCAGATCAATCGCTATGCCCCTGCGACTGGATACACCTATGTGATGCAGGGTCATCCAATGGCTAAGCCGAAATATCACGATGACAACGCTGATGCGTGGATCTTTGGCGCTAAACTGCACCGTCAACCCGTTTTGACCGGGGTGTCAGGTGGACTGATTAACTCTGGATATCTGATTCAGACCGCTGTTGACTAACCGATCGCTATTAATTTAATGGAGGCATCATGGCTGAAGTTCAAAAGAAATCCTACAAAGTTGAATCTCCCCTTGTTCACGATGGCAAGTCCTATAACCCAGGTGATGAAGTCGAGTTAACCGAGTCCGAAGCTGCATCTTTGGCGGGTGTGGTGTCTGGCGATCCAGTGCTACCCCTGTACAACGCCCCTGCTGTGACGAATCCCGCAGGCTTCCCTGCGCCCGAAGAAGCGATCACGGATGCGACCGTAGTATCTGAACCACCCGCGCACAAAAAAGGCAAGTAATGCCCTACGTCACCCCCACTGACATGCGATCGTTGTACGACCCTGACCTATTGGTGCAGGGGACAAACTACAACGATCCGGCGGCAGAGACTATCAATGATGTGTCCCTGTCGGCAGCGTGCCAGCATGGGTCAGCGATCGTCGATGGTTATTTGCTAACTGTTGGGGTAGCTCCGAGTAAGTTTAGCGATCGGTTCCTCGGCATTCTCAAGATTCATTCGGCGAGAATCGCCCTTAACCATCTATTAGGGGTGGACGATCGCATCTCAGAGCAGGCGCAAGAGTCGATCGAATGGCTGAAATCTTTATCAGAACTCAGCCAAGCCGATCTAGCAAACCTGATTACAGGTGGAGAGGTGGAAGCGATCGTACTTCCACTCGTGCGGTTTGAGGAGGGGCGAAGATGGAATATTTCTTGCTATTGACCATCCCAAATTGCCTGAATCTTTTGCGCGATCAGTTTGTCGAGATGTTGCAGGTCTGCTTGAGAGTAGCCAATCCTCGGTCGGGCAGGGACAGTAAACGCAGGTTGATTAACACGACCGACCGGATGAGCCGCACCCACCCAATACAGCGCTTTTTTGTTCTTAGGAACGATCGTGCGAGCCGGAACACTGACCCCAAAGTGCTGAAAAGCCGCGATCGGACTGTTGTACCCAATCTCCATCGAATTACCCCTAACTTCGGTGTACAGGGTGCTGAGGATTGTTTGATTAGGGCGTTTCGTGACCTTTCGTTGAGCGATCGTCGAGGGTTTCAGGGGTGCCCAAGGTTTTCCAGTGATGGGGTCAAACCGATTCTGCATCGCCTTTGTGTGTTGATCTTTGGCGTACAGTGCGAAATCTTCCAGAACACCAGAGGGTGAGTTTGCAAAAGCTTCTAACCGATCGAGTGCCGCCAATATTCCGACTTCTTTCCCTTTTGCGGTAATTCCCATATGCCTGACACTGTTCACCTAAACGGTGATGCCGCGATACAACAATACTCGGATTATAACGTTCACCTATATCTGGACGTTGATTTAACCGGTTTTGAGGTAAAGGCAGCATTCAAACGGGAATACACAGAAGAAATCGCGATCGCTTTCACCACGGGAATCCTTCAAACCTCAAACCCCGCAATCATCAAGCTCTCCCTGACGAATGAACAGACAGCAATACTTGCCCCTGGAACTTACAAGTGGGATTTGTGGATTCGATCGGGTGGGGTCGGACAGATACGGACGATCTCCCAAGGGAATATCACTGTTGAGCCGGGAGTGACGATCAATGTCAATTCAAATTAACCCGCAGGCAGTAAGAAGAATTGCGATCGAGGGTGTTCAAGGGATTCAGGGACCACCCGGAGCCGATGGTCAAGACGGACAGGATGGAGTTAATGGAGGTTTGCGTTACGAGCAGACTTTCACTGACGCGAGTTTGTCGATCGCTGGAATTTTGGTGGTCAACCACAACTTAGAGGTTTACCCTGCGAGCGCTCGCATCACAAATGCTTCGGGCGATCGCGTTTATCCAGACGATGAAGACAACCTGACAACTTCGATCGCTTCTTTTAATTTGAGCAGTTTTAGCCCATTACAAGGTACTTGGAGGATCGTCATCAATGGCTAGATTCGGGATAATCGAGGCAATCAAATCTGGATTGCGATTTAGAACGACAGACGGATCTAACTATGTTGGGCTAAAACCTCCAGCATCAGCCCCTGCAACCAGCTTTGACTTAACGCTGTTTAATGCGCTGCCTGGGTCTACCCAAGCAATCACAGTTGACTCAACCGGACAACTTGCCACCCAAGCCCTTAGTGGTGGCGGGGGGACAGTCACCAGCGTTGCGTTGGCACTACCTAACATATTTGGCGTTTCAGGTTCACCCGTTACAACCACCGGAACGCTAACCGCAGCATTCAACAGTCAATCTGCAAATGTATTTTTTGCTAGCCCTGATGGTTCTAGTGGTACTCCTGTTTTTAGGGCGATCGCGGCTGCGGATGTCCCGTCCCTATTAGCCTCCAAGATTTCCAACTTTGACACACAGGTTAGAACAAATAGACTTGACCAGCTTGCCGCACCAACCGCATCGGTCGCGTTCAACTCTCAAAAAATAACGGGATTAGCAGACCCTACTAACGCTCAAGATGCTGCAACAAAAGCTTATGTTGACGCCTTTTCCCAAGGCTTAGATGTTAAAGCTTCTTGTCGTGTTGCTTCTACTGCCAACGTCAGTGTCTCATCCGCCCCAAGCGCGATCGACGGGGTAACACTTGCTGCGGGCAACCGAATTCTTCTTAAAAACCAAACGGCAGCAGCTGAAAACGGGTATTACGTTTTCACTTCGGCGGGCGCTGCGTTGGCTCGCACAACGGACGCAGACACAGCCACAAAACTTACAACAGGCTCGTTTACCTTTATTGAAGAAGGCTCGACGAACGCCACGACTAGCTGGGTTCTATCCACCCCACTACCCATCACCCTTGGTTCAACGGCACTCACCTTTACCCAGTTTGGTGCAGGCGCGACTTACACCAATGGTAACGGCTTAAGCCTGACGGGGAATATATTTGCTGTTACGGGAACTACTAACAGAATCTTTGTTTCTGGTGCTGGTGTTGATATTGCTGCCACTTATGTTGGTCAATCGAGCATCACGACATTAGGCACGATCGCCACTGGAGTGTGGAACGGAACAGCGATCGCTGTTGCCAACGGTGGGACAGGCGCGACAACTGCGGCGGCAGCACGGACAAATTTAAGTGCGGCGGGAGTTTACCGAACAACTTTCACTAGTGCTTCTTTAAGTAGTGGCATTTTGACTGTTAACCATAATCTTGGCGCTCAAATTTGCACATGGGCAATCGCAGACAACAACAACAAAGCAATAGGGGGTGTTGATGACATTACTTTTACCTCAACAACGACCCTAACCGTTGACTTGACAAGCTTTGCGGCAACAATGACAGGAACCTGGACGGTAGTGGTAACAGGCTAATGAAATACGGAACTTTTACTCCAACAAGTCAAGCGGGAGCGCGATCGAGCATCGGGATTGGCGGCATCCAAACCCTGACTGATGGGGCAACAATTACTTTTAACTTAGCTGCCAGGTTAAATGCAGTCGTCACTATTGCCGCTAGTCGAAATCTTTCTATAACCAATGGCACAACAGGGGACTCTGGGCGGCTGCTTGTATTGCAAGATGGCGCAAATACTAAAACCCTTACCCTTACTGTTCCTGCTAACGTTCAAGGAGACACGGAAGGAACTCTGACAACAACAGCAACAGCCACCCTATTTGAATATTACTTTGACGGAACAACGTACTTTTTCAACAGCAAAAGTACTGTGCTTGGAAGCATGTCTACTCAGAACGCTTCCGCTGTTGCAATTACGGGTGGAACAGTTGCCGCCGATCTCACTCTTGGCACTTCAACCGGAGCCGCGATCGGGCGTCTATGGCGAAACGTCAATTCCATCCAATACAAAGATTCGACGAACACTACTCGCACACTTCTAGACGGCGCAAGTAATTTATCAGGGCTTACTTCCCCATCGACAGCGCGATCGAGTATTGGAATTGGCGGCATTCAAACGCTGACAGACGGAGCCACAATCACATTCAACTTGAATTTAGGGCTGAACGCAGTCGTTACGATTAGCGGCAATCGAACTCTTTCAGTTAGCAATGCGGTAGCTGGTGATTCGGGCTGGCTGCGAATAGTTCAAGACGGCACGGGAGGGCGATCGATAACCCTACCAACGCCAAGTATTGTCGGCGGTATTACCACAACCGCAATCAACATTCTTGCAACTGCTAACGCTAACAGTTACTTACGTTATTTCTTCGACGGCACCAGGTATCACTGGTCGCCATCAAGTCAAACTGCTGGCTCTGTTGATGCCGCCGTTAACGCAAAGCTTAATCTTCTACTTTTGCAGGTGATTTAATGCCCCTTTCGCAGTCTTATTCCCCAACGTTTGCTGTCTGGATTGAGATTTATTCAAGTAGCGGCTCTGAACCTCACAGGGTTTTAGCTTCGATCGCCCTTGATTTGCAAAGTGCTGATGCGATCGCCGCATCAATGGAAGAGTTGCAAGGCGTTTCGCGTGTCAGCAGACAAAGCCTCAATGGATGTTGGCAGACAGAGTATCAAGTTGCAGTCAACTGGGCACCGTCAGACATGAGTGCGGCGTTGGCATTTGAATTTCAACAGTTTGGTATTCCTGCAGAAAAGATTCACGTTGAGGTTGTGTAATGGCTAAACAAAACACTTTATATTTACCGATCGGATATCGAGCTAGCAGCGTCACAACTCTAGTCAACGCCGACTCTACCAACCTGAAAGATTTAGTTTCTGCGGGGACGGATGATTCTAGAGTGGTGGCTATTGCGATCGCCAGCTCAGATGGAACCGCACGAGACGTTCTTTTATACCTGTCTGATTCATCCTCTTCGGGTACTTCGGTCGGCAGCGGTGACGCTCTAATCGGACACATTGACGTTCCCGCCAACTCGGGTTTTGACGGCACTGTTAACTCCGTCAACGGACTGAATGCCAACAACTTGCCTTGGAGTGTTTTGGATATTTATGGCAACCGCTTTATCCCTTTGCCTGCGACTAAGAAGCTAAGAATTGCCGCAAAAGTAGCTGTTACCGCTGCCGCTACCGTAACAGTCACCGCGATCGTTGAGGACTTCTAGATGCCAGGACTTGTTTCTTGGAGCGCTGTCACTAGCTTGCGATCGCCCAAAGTTCAGGCATTTTCTCAGATTCAGCGCACTGATACATCTGGGATGACACGCGATCGGGTAGTACAGCCCTCTGCATCAAAAAGATTTCTGAGGCATCTCAACCGCACAAAAAGCGCCACTGTTTTAACCTCAAATAACTTAATCACACCGGGCGGAACCTATCCAGGGTCAACAGCTTTTAGAGGAGGGGTGGTACTGCCGGATGGAAGAATATTTTGTGTTCCGGCAAGTTCTACATCTGCAAGAATTTACAACCCTGCTACCGATACCGTCACTACTCCTTCAGGAACTTATCCAGGGTTAAACGCTTTTATTGGTGGTGTATTGCTACAAGATGGGCGAGTGTTTTGCGTGCCGTCCAACTCGATGACTGCGCGGATTTATGACCCGATCGCGGATACACTAATCACACCGAGTGGAACTTACCCAACCGTCAACGCTTTCCAAGGTGGCGTACTCTTGCCCGATGGCAGAGTGTTTTGTGTTCCATTCAACTCAACCACTGCGCGGATTTACGACCCTGTTACCGATACCCTCACAACCCCAGCAGGGACTTATCCAGGAGTAACTTCTTTTGCGGGTGGACAATTACTACTAGATGGACGAGTGTTTTGTGTTCCCCAAACATCTACCACTGCGCGGATTTATGATCCGATCGCAAACACCTTAACTACACCAACAGGGACCTACCCAGGCGGGAACTCTTTTCAGGGTGGCGTGCTTTTACCCGATGGCAGAGTGTTTTGTGTTCCTCAGACTTCTACAACGGCGCGGATTTATGACCCTGTCACTGACACTTTAGTCACACCAGTCGGGACTTATCCGGGTAGCAACGCTTTTGTTACTGGTGTTTTGATGCCAGATGGACGAGTCTTTTGCGTTCCCTTAAACTCAACTACTGCGCGGATTTATGACCCGATCGCGGACACTGTCACCACCCCATCGGGAGCATTTGCTGGCTCTGCTGCTTTCCAGGGTGGAGTTTTGATGTTGGATGGCAGAGTGTTCTGTATTCCTCGTGAGTCAACTACAGCGAGAATTTACGGGCAGTTTTCCAATACTTACAAGCCAAACATTACCCTATCTAGCTATCTCAATAAATACTAGTCCGATCGCCCTCATGCTCACCCTCAACAGCCCTGAACTTCCCCTAAGCCCGATCGCATCCCCAGGTAACGGCGCACCTGTCGTAGAAACGATCGCACAGGGCGGAGCATCACTGATGTACGGCGATCGCACTTCGACAATCCTATCTGCCACCATAATCACAACGACTTCAAGCACAGGCACGATCGAGGCTCCAGAAGATGTAGGAGCGATCGACTCTATAACGATTGGCGGAGTAACTTACGAGCCTGCAACAGCTAACACCCCTGAGCAGAACTCATTCAGCTGGGACACGGCAACAGGGGAAATAACCTTCTTCCCTATTCCACCGATCGCGACTCCGGCAATTGTTCACTATCAAATTGCAAGCTACCCCCCTGTTTTAATTCCTGACGCCGAAGTGCTGACACGTCCTCCAAATTGGTGGGGAGAGTGGAATATTACCGGAAGTTTCAAGCGATCGCGTAGTTTCGGAAGCCAACCGTCCGGTTCTTTCACTTTCACCACACTCGCATCCAACGAACCGGACGTAAGAGAGCAGCTAAAAAACCGATCGCGCATCGGGGCGTTTGGGGTTGGCTACAGCGTAGACTCGATCGCGATTCAACGATTACCCGAGGTGATTTATCCGGGTGGCTGGATTCAGGTGGAAGTATCGCTGACCGGGCGATTTGTTGAGGAATTATCAGAATCAATCAAGGTTAAAGATGCGATCGATCGCGATGGGGGGACTGTTTCGAGTTTGGCTCAACTTGCAGGGGTGCCTTACTCTGGTGCGGCAATTAAACTAAATCAGAGCTACAGCACCCCTGCTTCAGTTACAACTCAGCTAGGCTCAGAGCTTGAATCAAGGGCGATCGGTAAAAAATCATTCGTCTTTTACAGTGGACAAAACAATGTCCAGACTCGTGAATGGGGTAAAACTCGCGTTCACTGGATTTCCAAGGCTGATTTATTGAGTCCGATCGCGATTACCCTCAGCGGCAAAGGGGCGGATTACGAAGCTCAGAGTCAGAACAATCAATTATCCAACGAGTACAAAAACACTCGGTTGACGCTGGACACTGACGCTAATGAGAGCGATCGAGTCCGCAATACTTCCATCTGGATTGACGATGCCGACGAGTTTCCCGAAGACGCACCTCCAGAATTCAACAGTTTGGCAAGCAATAAGTTGAGCCTCGGGAATTTATCGCATAACTTTGATTCTGGGGGAATCACAAAGGAACGAACGCGCACCCTTTATAGAAATGGCACGATCATCAAGGCGAAAAAATTTAAATACGGCTTCACCTTCAAAGGTTCTCAGGTTTATGACTTTGAGGTTTCAGGAATTTCTGCCACTGCTGATGTGACAGTGAACTGGTATCGCTACACAGGTGCAGGAGTTAACCCTCAAGCATTTTGGGGATTAGTTGAGGAAGTAGACGAGTCTTACAACTACGACCAATCAGAGGGGTATCTCCGATCGGTCAGTATCACCGGCAGGCATTTAGGAAGAGCAAAGCAAGAACAAGATGCGATCGAGACCATAAAAGCCCAATATGCCCCTGTAATCACCCGTAACGGCAGGGTTGTGTATGACGGGAATAACCTGCGGGCGGCATACCAGTGGCAGTGGCTTCGATCGAGTGACACTACCCGATATGTTCTCGCCTCTTATTTGGGGCTGTATCCCGATATCAAACGGCAAAAGGACGACCCCAACTGGGTTGAGCCAAAGTACGCGATTCTGACAAAGCGATCGGTTGCGGAGACTGAGTTCTCAGATTCACCCGACCCCAATAAACCCGTTTTAACGTCAGGCAGGGCGTTTGATGAGGTGAAACGGGTGGTCGTGAATTATCCCGATCGCGGTGTTAGTGAGCAATCCTGGCAAAAGGAGTTTGAGCAATACACCGTCCACAGCAAAACAACGGGCAGTCAGGGGCAAGACCTCAAGGATTCCTTGAACATTGGGCGAAGAACTGAGTTTCTAGGGCGTCCATCGACCCACACGCGAATGGAGATTGTTCGCCCTAACCCTAATCCCCCTGATCCAAAACCACCCGCGCCACAAACCTCACTGAGGGCACTACTGAATTCGCCTAATAACGGATACACCCCTGATGACCCCGAGAACGGCTCAATTCAAATCCCTGGAGTGTTTGATTTTGAGGAAGCGCGATCGTGCGCACAGGTGGCATTATCCATCGAGAACACAAAGGGCACGGAAACTTGGCAGGTTGTTGTACGCCATCAAGCAGCGGCAGAGATTGAAGAGGGCGATCGCGTTCACTTGCTTGGCAAACTGTTTGTCGTCTTATCTTTAGAAGAGGAAATGGCGATTCAGTGTGTCGTGGGAGGGCGATCGTTGGTCACTTCGGGGGGTGTGAGTATGTCTTTGGGGCTGTATCTGAATCCCCCTGTGACGTTGAGCTTTGATGAGTGAGGCGTATCAAAGCTAGTCAGAGCAAGCGTTTGGAATTTTGCGATTTGAAATCGCAGAAATCGATGGAGGGTAGCCCTAGATGAGCAATCGGCGTAAAGTTTTCACGGTTCATGTTCCTTCCTTCCTGCCGCCCCTCACCGGGCGGTTTTTCATGTCCACCATTTCAATCAAAAGCCGATACGGGAATTCCCATATCGGCTTTTGATTTGAGCGATCGCTTAACGATATTTGTGTGGCTTGCGAGACTTGCGATCGGGTGATTGCTCTACATGAGCTTTGCAATAACCCGATCGGTTTTGTTTGGCTAGGGGTTTGCCGCAAGCTCGGCAGACTTTCCCAGCATTTCTCTCAATCTCTTTTCATACCAGCTAAAGTCGCTCATGTTGATAGATATTTTGACTTCCACCATGCCAAGCTCTTTTGCTTTATCGCGATTCCACTCTTTCGGCGTGCATTCATAAGAAGTTTGAGCGTCAGGTTGAGGTTCGCCCCCAAAATATCTGATCTCATTCCAGAACGCCCAAACAGGAACACCATAAAAAGTGTAATGAGCCATGAAACCATTGGGGTCGTAAGTTTCTTGATACACCCATTCAACCAAGTCGGTTTCGCACTCTAATGGCGCATTCATATTGCTGAATTCGATCGTGTAAACAGTATGACAACCACCATCATGAGAGAACTTAGGGTCTTCGTATCTCCTGAGAACGATCGACCCTATTAACGCATCAAGATCGTTCGCAACTTTATCTATTTTTTGGGCTTCAAGCTGGCTCAAAACAGATTCTAGGGCTTCTTTAGTTGGAATATTCATTGCTTGATGTCCTTTGTTTTAGTGTTACCCCAGCTTTACCCCAACTTTTAGAAGACTGTCAATAGGAAAAAGGAAAATCAATCTTATCCGATCGCCCATCCAGGTTGGAACGGGGTGAAAACCGCAGTAAATCAAGACTTTGCGCGATCGCTTTTTTGGGGTGAAGTCACCTGTTCCAACCCTGCTTTTGAGGTTGCCACGGCTGAAAGCCTTATAAATCAATGCACCGGCTTTACTGTATATAACTGTTCCAACCTCAAAGAGAAGACTTAGTAAATATAAGACTACAGTGGTCTCTCCCCACCCTGAAAAACAGCGCAGAAATTTCCCCTCTAGGGAAAACAGCTTGAACGGTTGACACGGTTGACACGCCCTATATAAATCAAGGGTTTCAGGCGTGTCAACCTCGATCGATGGGTTGGAACGCATTTATAAACAGGTTGGAACACCCCATTAATCCGCAGCCGAAGCCATCGCCAAAACAAAGATCGTTGCAACCATCCCCACAATAAAACCGAACGCAACCCAACCGACGATCGTCATAATCAACCCCTAAATCTATTTAGATATCCAGTCCGATCGCCCCTAAATCAGGCATTCCGTAGAAACGGAAGTAAAATTGAGGCATTTCCGACAATACAAACGATGGAATACGTCCCCAAGTCCGCACGGATTCAAACCGCGATCGCGCAACTGCAAGAAGACATTCTGAACAATCGCCTGCAAGTAACGACGAAAGCCCCCACCCCTTTGTATCCGGACGGATATCAGGTGTTGAAAAGGAATAGGACTCAGATAGGGGTGATCGGTTTCTCGATCGCGTCTGAACAGTTGGGACGTACCGATAGTTTTGGGGGTTAGAAATATGATGGCGAGTAGAATTGAAGCTTTTGCTGAGTTGGGGCGATTGTTTCAATCAATTAAAGAGGGAAAGTTAACACTTGTTGTGTTTTCCGAGACGACCGTTAGCAGTCCGCAGGTTTTAGAGAGAGTGCGATCGCTTCTTGATGAAGAAGTGGGGGGTGTGATTCAACGTGTCTTCGACTTGACGATCGACACTGTTACTAGCACGATCAAAGGGAAAGCAGAGCAAAAGCTGAGTCTTGCCAAATCTCAGTTTTATCAATTCACGATGTCCCCCGAAGCTTGGGATTACAAGCTGATGCCTGTTCAATCCGTGAATCCCAACATGTCAGAGTTTAATGAAGCCGACGACAGAGACTGGGTGGAGGCGATCGAGTTTGCATCTACCACAACTAAAACTAGGAAAACACCAACCTGCAAACCCGGTAATATGCTGTGCGGCAAAAAATGCCAGGGTGGGAGCTTGAACTGTCGATACAAGCCAACACCGCAGCAATCCGAGGTTGTGAAAGCTATTGTTGAATCACACAAAGCTGAGCCAAGCAGTCCAAAAGTTAAGCCTACACCCGAAAAGAGTCAAGTCAAAACAGTTTCAAAGTCGAGAGCCGTTAAGTTCCCGTCTCAAGATCAATTTGACAAAACAACTTTTGAAAAATTAAAAGTTCAATCGGGCGCCGGTGATTTGGGTTTAATTTCCAAAACGAGTATTGACGGCAAAGATTATTTCGTGAAGCAGACACCCTTAAAAGAAGCAAAGATTGAGACTCTTGCTTATGAGATCGCTAAACGAATGGGGTTGGATGGCATCACCGTTCCGATCGAAAAGGTGACTGTCAAGAAAAAGACAGCAGTTGTGATGCCGTTTTTGGAAAAAGACGAGGTTTCTAATATTGGAAACCTTAAAGCAATTAAAAAGATCGGCGATCGGGATGCTTTGAAGGTAATAGCTTTTGACTACATCATTGGTAATACAGATCGACATGCTGCAAACATTAGTGTCGATGGAAGTGGCAGTCCTGTTTTGTTTGATCATGGCTTCGCTTTTCATGAAGTAACTCAGAAAAACTTGGGCACACCAAAAGACAAGCTTGATATAGCTGTCAACACGTTGGTTCGAGACAAGTTTGGTTACGACACCTCCAATCCTCGGAAGGCTTCAAACCAAAAAGTTAGAGATCTTGAGCTTAACAATGAGGATGTTCAGTCAATCCTGAACTCAAAAGCTGAGATATTGAGTGCAGCAAAAGCTTCCGGCATAGATTCTTCGGGGTTGGAAGCCAGAATCGATCGCATTGAACAACTCAGCAAATCTCAGAACAGGGTGAGATTAGGGGACATTATGCATGAGCCGGAACCACCCAAAAAAGACACTTCACTTCAAGACTTTTTTGGTGGACTAACGGCTGAACAACGTAGTTTATTGCAGGCAAGATTCAAATGAAAATAGCGTTTTACAGAATGAGCGATCGGATTGGGTCTATAGCGGCAGCAGCGGATACGTTCAGCGTTGAAGGGGATGAATCGTTCAAGGAACTTGTTGCCTCTTTGCGTCCGGCAGGTTTGACAGATCAAGCATTTGTTGGATTTCTTTTAACTCGAATTAATTCTTTCGTTTCTATTGAAGTCGAATCAGTAGAACAAAGCGATCGCGATTGGCTGGGATTAGATCAGTAACAATTAGTTAGCACAACACAATGTCTATTAGTTCTTATGCTTCGACTCGGCAACAGACACCCGGAGTAACTTTCACCGCAGGAACGGGTGGAAGTTTGACCGCAGGCTCGCTCTGGTTCTCGGTGCAGGCAATTAACCGGGTAGGGCGAAATCTTTTATCTTCCCCCGTTCAAACGACTTGGGGCAGTGGGGGAAAAGTGACGATCGCTTTTACTGCTGCGGCAAGGGCGAGCGCTGAGGATATCTATGAGTACATCATCAGCGCGGCAACGACGAACACGCCCACAAACATGAAGCGGTTGTTCAGCATCAGAACTCGCGACCTCTTGACCGTTGGCGGCATCAATTACCCAGGGCAGGGGGATTATCTCACCTTCCCCTATTCGGTAGACTTGACCTTGGACTCTCAAACCGCGATCGTTCCTGCTGTTGCCAATCCTGCCGCTTTGCCGACATCTGGATTACTGTATGGCATGACGCGACTGATCGCATCCACGAGCGAGTACGTCAAATACGACCCGATCGCGGAGTCAGGGCTTTATGGGGCTTCGTCAGGCTATTGGGTGAGTGAGAGTCTAGTGAACATCTCGACCTATCTTGCTGCCACGACAGATGCGGGAGGATGCGATCGCCCTTTGATCAACATCCTGCCCGAGGATGTGCTCTATTCCCCTCCGGCTTACGGTGGTTCAGGGTCAGACTCATATCCTGTTCAACTGTGGTTTTCCAACGGACTAGAAGAGGTCAGTGGCGCGGCAGAACCACAAGGCACATCCTTGACTCTTCAACTGAAAGCCAACGGTCGCAACGTCACGGATGCTTTTTCAGGTCGTGCTTACTTCAAGCTATTGGGGTATGTAAGGCGATCGACGGGGACGCTCAACACCTCGATTCCGACCGTAGGAGACTCGATAACATGGCAAGCCGCAGATTCACCCGTCGAACTGCCTCAAGACCTTCTGAAAGGGTATGCAGCAGCGTATGAACTGACATTTAGATTTAGGACCGCTGAGCTTCAATCAGTGATTCAACAGGGCGCACAAATCACCACTGTGTTATATCCGGAGGGGTTGCTAGGCAAGCTCGACTCGTCATGGGCGATCGTTGGGGATGTTGTGCTCCCTGATGGTGACTTGATGCGGATTGTCCCTGTCTCAGGTGGGGTGAAGCGATTACCGGGCAAGTGCCTTGTCGGGGGATACCGATCGCCATCCGTGGGTGAGACCGAGTTGATTGGACTGCCTACCGATCAGGCGAACCTCAAAATCACCGTATCTGCCGCACTGGCGGGGGCGATCGCCTATCGCTTGCCTTCTGGCACTATCCTGACAACTGAAGCCGTGAGAGCGATCGTTTCAACTGTGGGAGGCACATTCACAGCATCCCCCCTGAGCAGCGCACTGACGATCGCGAGTAGCACCGATGGCATTAGACTCGCGATCGATTATCCCACGGCAGTTAGGTCAGATTACCCCGATCGAATTGCGGGAACTACGGCAGACTTCAACGTTCCCTTTATCTATGTTTATATCGTCGAGTTGGCAACAGGAAATATCTATCAGCTAGACCCTGTTGCCCCGACAGGAACGATCGATATCATTACCCTCTCTGGTGGTTCGATCGTTGGAGCGTTGCCTACCTCCCCGAGTTCTGATTTTTGCCTGTTCGGGTACGACACGATTAATGCCACGGTTCAAGATGTTTCGCCGTCATCCTCGACACTGCCAACAGGGGATTATCAAGTTGCGATCGCTTACTACTTCCCCGACTCAAACGATCGCGTCACGAAGATTTCTCACTCTGAATCTTTGGGCTGCATCCCTGAGTTTATTGCCTTGCAAGATGCGATCGCGCAGTCTTCAGATATTTTGCTGAGGGATACGCCCCCAACGTCTGGAGATGGGACAGAGAATGACAAGTGCATTGCTACCGATGGGACTGTCCTCAACCTTTACGAAAAAATATCCACCGACACATGGCAGCTAAGAGGAAGCATCGCGGCTCCGGCAGGTCCAGCAGGACCCGGAGCATACACAAGCACAACGGCTTCATTTGTTCAATCTGCGGCATTGGCTAATATCTCTGTTGCGGTTGGAAATACTAACTGGATGGCAATTGGGGTAAATGTTTACATCGAAACAGGGGGAACCTACCAGGTAGTTTCGATCGCATCCACAACGGCAGTCACTCTAAAGAATCTAGACTATGCGGGCAATGCGGCATCTGGAACAACGATCGCGACCAACAAACGAGTAACGAGTGCGGGTGTTGCCGGAGCGACAGGGAGCGCGGAATCTTCCAGTGGATTAGCTCTCACCCGCATCACTGAACCTCCAACCACAGACGCAGGGAAGACCGCTCTGTTTGCTTCAGGCGACTCTTTGAAGATAAGACAGCAGAGCAGTGGCGCGGTAGAAACGATCGCCATCTTAGAGCATCAAAACACCTTCCAAAAGCCTGTGGCAGGAACTATAACAACGATCGCACCTGCCTCAACTATTACACTAAACCTTGCAACAACAAATTTATTCAAGACCAATATTGAAGCCGACACCCTGATCGATAACCCGATCGGGATTGTCAATGGGGCGGATTATGAGTTGCTTCTTAAACAGTCGAGCGCAGGGGGGTATGCGGTCACGTTTGGCAGTCTGTGGCGATTCCCCAACGAAACAGCCCCCAACTTGGTGACAACTGCCGGTAGGGTATGGATTATTAGAGCATTGGCTCGTGGAGGTATTCTGTATTCTGAGGTTAAAGGATGGTATGAACCCCCTGTCGTTCTAGAACCGATCGCGTTTTGGGATATGGAGGGCAGTGCGACCAACCAAGTTGACTCAATCAACGGTTTTGTTTTGTCGGGGTCTGGCTGCTCTCTGCTTTCGGGTACATCAGGGAATGCGATCGCAATTATAAGCAACACTTCTTCTATCTCCAGTACAGACACGGGACTATCCCTTGGAGTTGTGGCTTGGCGGATCAAGTTTGACTTTTATATTGACGCCGAACCTTCAAGCGGATCGGCAACGTCATTAATTATGTTCGGCAATGAAGAGTGGACATTGAGCTATCGGAACTCGGTGAACTGTTTGCGGCTTGCGATTTTTGATGATGTCGGGGGAGGTTACACGATCGATTCTACCGTTGCTCTATCTGTTGGCACATGGTATTCAATCGTCCTTTCGTGTAATCCTGGAGTTGATGCCTCAATTAAAGTTGACACGAACGCTGCTGACAGTACTTCGATCGGTGCAACGGGGACATCGACAGATTTTCAGTTCGCAATTAAGACTTCACCCGTGTCTGCTGGGGCAACAAAATACAGGGTGGATAACCTAGAGGTTTCAAAGGCGTAGGTTTGAACGATAGCCGGTGGCAAGAAGGAGATAAAGTCCAAAACGATCGCGATCAAAGTACAGCGATCGTTTTGAGGTCTTTGCTCGGCAGTATCACTCTGAGGTATTACGGTGAAAACAAGGTCACGATGGGGAGGCAAGATGTCTTGGAGCGATCGGGCTGGCGTAGGATTTATCGCGCACCTAAGCAGTGAACAGGTGACCGGACTTTCAAGTATTGGAGGCTGAACTCCTTGTCTGGCAACGCTTTGAGGGTGACCGAACAAAAACGATCGCAAAGGGTAGCAAACAGGCTGCTACCCTTTGCCATAAAAAACGATCGCCTTGTTTAGGGGCGATCGTGCATCCGTTCGGAAGTTCAGAGGAAAGAATCAGCTAGAATCCCTATATTCTATCCTTTGGGAGCCAAGCAAACGCAACATCGCCCGGTTCTGGGGTAACTTGCGCTTGAACTAGAAGAAGAGTGCGATCGGGATTGCCGTTACCTCTAACTTCTGACTCTTTTTTTACCATCAACACCCTGTAAGGGGCACCTGCTTCGATCAAAACGAGGGAGGTAGGATCTGCTGATTTCTCTTTGGAAGGAAACAGGGGATTGCGATCGAATGATTGGGTGATTGTCGTTTGCATGAGGCGGGTGAAATGGGGACGAATTTATTGTAATTCAGGCGGTAAACCATCATCAATTGACCGATTTAATTAAACGCAAAGCTTCAATTGATTGAGCTAACGGCAAATTGTTTTTTGGATACCACTCCCGCCAAAGGCAATAATCTTGATAATTTTTCGTGTCGCAATCAACCTGCCAAGTATCAGTGCCAGGAGGACAAAACCAAGTTACCCCGTCAATCACCTGCCATGATTCATGGGCATGTTTAGAACTAAGTGCTCGATCGTATTTTTCCTCCGAAAGTTTTGGGGTTGGCACAGATTCACCGTATGGCAACCCAGCCTTTTCAAGCAATGCGGCAATTTTTTGTGATGCTGTTTGCTGAACAAGCTCAACAGCACTCAGATCTTCCATTGTCTCAATGCGATCGGATATCAACACAGCTGCGGCTTTGTCTGGCATCCGATCTAACAACTCTGTCGTCAGCGTGGGGTCGTTGTCGATGATTCTTGTTAATTGCTTGTCAGCCCAAACTGCAAATTCTGGAGATATACGCCGAGCAAACGCGATCGCCACTAAATGATGTGCCCACGTACCCTGATTGGTTTGATCGTCTCCACCTTTAGAAATTTGCACAATTGCCGATGTGTGAATCTGCACATCGGCGGCTACAACTGCAATGTAGGCTTTTGTTTCCTTGAGTCGCAAAAATGAAGCAACTGTTTTGCTTCCCGCTTTGCTCATGTCGGTTAAGTTGACGTAACCATCTTCTGAACGCTGCCGGATTTTGCGTCCGTTAAATTCGTGGTCAAAAAGCTGCAAATTAGACATCAGAACTCTCCCATTGAATCTCTATGAGTTCGCTTATAGATTTAAGCTTGAAATACTTGCACAGCGTGGTGACTGTGTGATTGTCGATGCGATCAAAATGACCACGGTAAAGCTTCCCTACGGTTGTAGGGCTAAGTCCAGTTCTTGCTGCAAGAGTCTTTTGATCAAGTCCTTCTTGCCTTTCCATTAACGACTGTAGTTTGCTAATCACTTTCATCCTTTTATCGTACCATCCTATGATAATACAATACTATGATAATGACTAGCTGTTGACGTGATACTAGTATCGTGTTATCTTTAGGAAATAAGAGAGGCGGTTCACTCCGGCAAAGAAGAAACCGCCTTTCAGTCCCAAAACAGGAACCCAACTATTATGGCACGTTCACGCACAACCTTACTCGATCGCCCCGCATCCCCTGCTGATGAAACGATTGGCGCTGAAGGAAATCATTTGTGGCTTTACACTTTGGTTCATGTTACAACTGGGCACGAATTGACGGTTGAATTGTTCACGGAAACTGATCGCTTTTCTGATGTAATGGGTACGTTGAACCGTTGGAGAGTTGAGCACAAGCTGGTTGCGTATCGTTACTTTGAAGCGCTAGAGCAATAAAACAATGGGGTGATCGGCTACCTTGGGTAAGACCTAGTTAATCTGATCACCCCATGCCTAAACCTCTTTTAATTGCCTTGCTTGCGATCGCCACTGCCGGAATTGCAGCTGTAATTTACATTCAATATCAATCCATCACAAAATCGCCCGAAGTTCAAAAAACGGAGGAGGGTACTCGCAAAATAGACAAAGCGCTTTGCGAGATTGACAAAAAGCAAAATCAACCCAACTCGGAAAGCTGCAAGAGAGCGGCTGAACCTTAAACCAAAATGCCCTCAACTTAGACTAAGTTGAGGGCATTTTGGTTTGTGACATTAAGTGATTTCTTGCTTTATGTACTACGACTATTTTCTTACCTAATCTCACCGTAATTGCCGCTGCATCAACAACTCTACACAGTCAAGCAAAGCCGATCGCACCACGGCACCATTCCCCGTTCCAACCCCCGTTCCAACTCATCGCTAGGGGTTGGAACGCTTCAAACCCTTACCCCGTCTCAACCGTTCCAACCGTGGCAACTGTTCAAGCTGTTTTCCTTAGAGGGGAAATTCACAGCAAAGTTTTTAGGGGTGTGTGCGATCGCCGTTTTCTTATATTTACTAAATCTTTTTTTGAGGTTGGAACAGTTGTATACAGTTGGAACAAGGTAGATATATCAAGACTTTCAGCCGTGGCAACCTATTGGTGAGGGTTGACACAGTTTGCACACACCCGATCGCCCCAAAGAAAAACCCACTGCCGTGAAACAGTGGGTTAGAGCCAATGAGCCAAATCTTGATGCGCGATCGCCTACTCGTCAAGAATCAATACTGCGATCGATGGGTCGATGAAACTATTTAGCGGGGTAAGTGTTCCTAAAACATTTTCATACTCAATTGCAAGTCCCCAGTCTGATAGTGGTTCAAAGACCTGAAGTACTTCCTGTCCAGACAGCAAAATATTTGCTGTGGTTTCATAAGTGTTGTCATCAGTCAAGAGAATTGCTGCCCGATCAATAAATTTGTATCCCCTAATTCGCATTGTTGTCTCTTGAGTTGGATCAGGGAAGCTAGTGTTGAGATAAAGCATCCCGTAATAATTTCTGCTCGTGTAGGTTGAGGTATCGGGGAAAAGTTCAGATTGATTGACCAAGAAAAAAGTATTTAGCTCGGTGTCTAGGGATAGCTGCAACCCATAAAGAGCGCTCGCCTTACTCCATTGTTCCTCTTCTGAATCATAGGTGAAGTTAAAGGGATACTCAGTCACTCCCTCAAAAGCAAACGATCGCCAACTCCCTGACTGCTCCACCTCCACTAGCTCAGCGATATATTGCCAGTGCTTGTAGTAGAGGGGAAGTGGCTGCTGATTGACGAGTTGATCGATCGGTGGTTCGTCTAGTGCTGTGTGCAGGAAATCAATATGAATCGTGCTAGGACTTCCTCTATTAATGCTGATGAGAGGAATCACAGTAGGCACATAGAAATTAATCAATCCCCCTGTAACTGTTGACACGGGCGGATCGATCTCAATCCGACTAGCGACAAACGGGATATCAATAGGCGCAATTTGAGGCAACACCAAACGATAATATCTGCGCCGAGTGAACGGTTCGATCGTGATTCTGTCCTCGATTAGGATATACGCCGCCCTGACGAGTCTTTCGGTACTGGTGCGACGGCGCGATCGCCTAAACTCAGTCGTCCTCTCAAGCGTTGGCGGTCTTTCCCCCACTCCAAAAACCCGCACCGCCCCAGCGCGATCGACCGTTACAGTCAAGTTCGTTTGTGAATCAATCCTGTTAGATGCGATCGCCCTTACACTCGACCCAATACCGGGAACATTAACCCACATCCCCCCGCCCGGTTGAGCGATGCCACTAATAGCGCTACAACCGGGATAGACGCCTTCTGGAAGGCTAGTAGACATCTCGTGGCTTCACCTCAATAAACCGCACCGTAAAACCGTTAGAAGCGTATCTCTTCCCCCCAATAACCAAAGACCCACCCTGAGGTGCGATCGAGGTCAGTCTCACGTTTCTGACGCTGTAGGGATAACCGTGAATCGTCTCAACAACACCCCCATCATGAACGTGGTGCCCATCGTAAACAACGATTGCGCTATACGCACCCCGAACAGCTGTAGCGTTCCTTCTAAGAGTCACAAGAGTGTCATAGACCGCGGGACGACTCTCGATCGTCGAAACCTCAAAGCCGTACAGTTTAGCCACAGGAGTCAACAGCATCGTACTGTAGCCTGCCACAAGTTCTGTTGAGCCCAATTCCTGGTCGATCGGCTTGTATTCTTCAGGAGAGCACCACATGACCATATGTGCGTTGAATGGAGATGTGGAGAATAGCTCAAAGAGATCAGGGTTTGCTGAGGAGAAGCGATCGTATATTTCTTGAGTAACGGGGAATCGGATACTGGCAAAACCGTCTACAGCAAAAGTCATGGCAATATTCCTAGTGTCCGCTCGATGTTCTCAATGCGTTTAATGATTTCCTGTATTGGCGATTCAATTGGCTTGATCGCAGTTACGGTGAACGTGCTAATTGTGCCAGCTTTCCCAAACCCATGAGGGACATTAGAGATTTCAACACGATCGCTATCCTCTTCTATTTGTTCTTCCCCTAACAAGCAAAGCCGATCGGAGAGTTTCCCTACTGCTTCTGCCGCAGTCCGTCCAAACTCAGGCTCACTAAAAGATGGGGGATTCTCAATCACGGCGCACCATTGATTATCGTCGGGGAAAACCTTAATGATGATGTTGTGTGTGGTCATGGGCGATCGATTCTTGTAACTTCACGCCAAATGATTCGCAAATTGAAAGGCAAATCTTTCACTTTGTACCAATTTGACGAAGAAACGTGATGGTTGTATATAGAGGTAATGCGCCATCGTATAAAGAAAACCCCATTGCGGTCTATAGCCATAAGTTTTTGCCCGAACAGCTTAATATTCATAAACGATCGCCTCTCAATTCAATCCCTTAATACTATTTCTCAAGTCAGAAATCATCCTCAAATAAACACTTTCAGCTTGTTGTGCCATCGCATTCGCATCTCTCGGTACTTGATTGGTGATCGACTGCGACAACTGCTGAATATTTATCCCTGAATTTCCTGATTTAACAGCCTTCTCCAGTCGGGCTAGGGAAGACAGCAGCAAAACACTGTTATTCCCTGCCGCACTGCCAACCGATCGCACTCCCCCAAGTGAAACTCCCGCCCCTGTGCTAAGTGCCTGTTGTGCCACCCTCATCGCATCAGCACGACGCAACATATACCCATTCGTCGCAGGGACAAACATCTCATCTTTGTGAACGTGGTAAAGCTGCCCCGACTGAATATCTCCCCCCGTTCGTCGAGGGATTGGGGTTGTACTTCCTCCACCCAGGTAACTGTTAATGCCCTTCGATCGCGCTTCAGCTTCGCCCAAGTTAGCGGCAAAAATGGCGGAATCAGCCGTCTGTTTGGCAACCGCTGCCTCGGATTGTTGTTGTGCTTCAAGTGCTGCGCGAGAATTTGCAGCAATTTCACCCTGAGCTTTTGATGCTTCTTGAGCCTGGGTAACCTGCTCTTGAGCAAGCCCCACATCCTGTTGGGAGAATTGCAGGTTTTGCTGTGCTCCTTGTGCCTGCCGATCGGCTTCATTAACTGCCCTTTGTGCCTCAGCCACTGCCCTAGCCCGTTCTGCGGGGTCTTGAGTGAGTTGTGCTTCTTGCAATTGTGCCTGAGCGTTCTGTTGGGCGGCGGCAGCTTCAGCAACAGCTTGTTTCGCTTCAATCACCTGACGTTGCGCGGCTAATTGATTCCGTTGCGCCTCGATCACCGCACTTCGTTTCTGCGCCTCCTCCTGTTGCAGCTGCAAGTCCAGAGAAATGCGATCAAACTGTTGTTTTTGGGCAAGCCTAGCTAGTGTCGCGATCGCTTCTTGCCGTTGGCGATCGGCTAGTTTTCGCTGAATCTGCTCTTCACTCCCTGTTATCCCTAAAGCTTGGAGTCGCTGGCGAATGATTGATTTAACCCTTGAGTCTTCTTCAGTCTGGAGCCGTTCAGTCAGGCTTAATCCTTCCGTGAGCCCATCAATTCTAATCTTGGCTTCTGTCGCAGCTAAGTTATTTAGAGCATCTTGCAGTCCCGATCGCGACTGTAGTAGATTCTTTTGCTGCTCAAGGGAAGAATTGATTGCGTCATAGGCTGATTTTTGGCGATCGAGTCCCTTCTGTTGCTCCTGAATCCCCTGGACTGCGGCAAAGGTCGAAGCTTTGGACAGTTCAAGGTTGTTCTGAATGGACTCGCGCTGATCTTTGATGGCATCGAGGGCTTTTTGTCTGACTGCCTCTTGTGCTTGCTGCTCAGCTTGCAAAACTTGAAGCTGTAATTGCCCTGTCTTCTGAAGTGACTCTCTGACCCGTTTTTCTTGAGCTTCACGCTCATCGGGGTCAGTGGGGGATGGTAATGCTCTCAGCTTGGCAAGATAGGCTTGCTCAGTCTGCAATTGAGCTTGCAGGGATTGTTTATTAGAGTCTGCCCTCAACTGATCAGCTTCACGCTGAGAAATCACCCCATCATTGAGCAGGGTTTGAATTTGGATTTGGCGATCGGTTTCAGCTTGTTGGGTGATTGCCGAGGCGCGATCGAGATTTCGTTGCAGGTCTTGCAACTGTTTGTCTAGTCCCGCCTTCTCCGCTGCGGCTTTTGCCTGAGCCGTCTGGGTGGTTAAATCGATCTCTTGTTTCTTCAGCTTGTCGAGTTGAGTTTTAGAACCTCGACCCTCCGCGATCGCTTTTTCTTCGTCGGCTATGGATTGCCTGACACTATCCAACTGTGCTTGCAACTCTTTTTGCTTGTTGGCAGTTCTTCGCTTTTCAGCTTCTGCATCGCTGATCACTCCCTGCGCCTGAAGTTGATCGATCGCCCCTTGTTCTGCTTGGAATTGAGCAACCCTTTGCTGTGTTGCTGACTCTTGTATTTTCGCGATCGCCCCTTGTGCAGCTTGCCGTGTGGATAACTCCACCTTCCCATTGTTGGCAATTTCAGCAAGTCGTTTTTGGGCTTCACTTGCTGAGATTTGCCCTAACTCTACTTGCTGTTGGGTTAAGTCTGAAAGGGATTTGGCAGCAGCATTGACCTGTGTTTGATCGCCCGAAGTTGCAAGAGTGCGTTGGGCATTTTCGACTTGCTTGTTCAGCGCCTCGTAAATTGTGCCCTGTTTTGTAAGTTCGATCGATTGAATTTGAGTTGAATTAGCGTTGGCATCGATCGCGGCTTTAGCTGCCTTCAACGCTGCGATGTTGTCGTTTTTATATTTGAGGTCAGCAGCGGTAGTGGGGCGTTGTGACTCTAGTGCTGCAATGCTAGTCTCGATCGCCTTGGAGTAGTCTTCTAGCTGCTCTTTGGATTTGCCCACCAAATCAGGAAACTGAAAATTCCCTTTTGCATCCTTGGTGACGGTTCCAATATATTGAAAAGTTCTGTTAACCGAAACCTTTAAATCTTCGAATGCGCCCTGAGCTTGGGATACTGCTGCCTCTGCCCCTGTACTCAATTCAGGGAATCCGTCTTGCCCGATCGCGGCTAATGAAAGCTTGATCTCCCTTAACCCAGGAATGAACGCGGCAGCAGGAGATTTCAGTAATACATTAAGCCTGACTGTCACATCATTGATGAACCCAATGACGCGATCGAGTGTTTGGGTGATTGGGTTTAGTCCTGCTTGAATCAATGCCACATTCGCTGCTACAGCCTCCTGCGTGGCTTGCGCCCCTTGTGCGTTAGTGGCATTAGCCGCAGCACGAGCCTCGTCCAGTTTTGCTAATGCCGCATTGATATCCCCCACACCTTTCTGCGTGTTCTCAGCTTCTTTTGTGATGTCTTGAAACTCGTTTACAGCAAGCGCGATCGACCCCACAGCCGCAGCTAATAACCCAAGCTTGGCAACATTACCCGCGATCGCCCCTGCGGACTGTTGGAGGGAGATGGCTTTGGCTTGCTCGGCTGCTGCCATTTCTGTCGCGGCTGCGGCTCCGGCATAGTCGCCAACGGTCAACCTTGCCTGAGCCAAAGCTTGGGCATTTGTTGCTGCGGTGGTTGTGCCTGTCGCGATCGCGAGTGCTACTTCTTTAGCAGCTAACCCCGTTTTAGCAACGTTCGTCTGAGCCAAGATGGGGAGTAAATTATTGAACGTTGACTCCAGCGCCCCTACAGCATTTAATGTGGCACTCAATCCACTAGTAAAGGCTGGAATAATGGCATTGACACCCGCAATCGCGAGTCCAAATTGAATTAAGTTTTGCCCGACAGGAGTGCTTGAAACTTCAGCGATACCGCTGGCAAGAGATGAGAGCAGTTGAATAAACGGGGTCGCAATCTGAATCGCTCCCACAATAACAGTTGCTAAATTCTCGATCGTCGTTCCTGCCGTCTCTGCACCTGCGCCAAAGGCATCCCCTAAAGCTGTACCGATCGCCTGTAGGGATGGGGCTAAAGCATCCAAAATCTGAGTAATGCTGGCGATCGTTGTTTTTAGTACGCTGGCAATTACTGCTACAGCATCGGTAGCTGTTTCGGTAATTTGACCTTGATTGGCTTTTAGTAGTTGGAAAACCTGGTCTAGTTGATCTACCAAGATTGTCAAAAGTGGTGCGCCCGCCGCCCTGCCTGCAATCTCAACAATGTCTTGGATGTTGGAAGTCAAGCCTGACACTGACTTTGCCGCCAGAGCATTAGCTTTAACAAAAGGCTCAAAGCGCTTGTTCAGTTCAGATACCAGGGTCCCTTGCGCCTTGTATAACTGAAGATCTTCTTGTCTAATGCCAAGCTGTTTAGCTAGAGCGCTGTTGTTGTCAACTTGCCCCTGTAGTAGTGATCTGATCTCTTGATTGGCTTGATCAAGAGGGATCTTCAAAGTGCCTAGTGTTGCGACCAAACCAGGGGCAAGAGACGATGCAGCATCTAAGGCATTTGTAAACTGCTGCCCTCCCCCTCCTGCTTTTTGAAGTTGGTCATTGAGCAAGCCAACGTTGCTCAAAATAGTGTTGAAAACTGCGCTGGTCTGCTGAGAAGTTACCCCAACTAAGTCTTGGGTAGCCTTCTCAACATCCGCTATTTCTTTTTTTAATTGCGGCTGCAAAGCTTGAATGGCGGCGGTCGGGTCTTTAATCTCTACCCCGTTCTGCAAAACTTTAGAAGTTGCCGTGATGGTTGCGGCAGACTGTAAAAGTTGTTGATTCAAGTCTTCATTGGAGCCAATCAACAACTGATAAACCGGTTGTAATTGAGCCAACAACCCCTGAACAGACTGAGTAACTTGGTTATACGCGAACGCAAGATTAGGAACCTTCCCCAACAACGAATCTAAACCAGGGGAATTATCAGGAACATCGATCGAAATTCCCTGTGCTGCCCTAGCCTTATCCTGTGCCAGCTTGATCAGCTGTTGTTCAGTTCTTGCTGCTGCCTGTGCTGCCCTCGATTTCTCAGTTTCAATCTTGATTTGCTGTTGCTCCGATCGCGCCACAGCATCAGAAACCTTCGCCCTTCCCGCTTCAATCTTGAGGGCTTCTTGCTCAGCTTTTGCAACCTGTTGAGCCGCTTTCGCCTTTTCAGCCTGAGTCTTAATCCCCTCTTGATCAGACTTCGCCACAGCCGCAGCAAGTTTAGCCTTCTCTTGTTCTACTTTCAAATTGGCTTGCTGAAGCTGTGCGGCAGCTTTTGCAGCCTTGGCAATCGCTGCATCTAACCCAGTGTTTGTCGATGGGATGTCGATCGCTTTTATGATTTCTTCCCTGAGTTTCCGCAATTCCGCGATCGATTTTGAAGTGCCGTCGAGGTTAATCGTGTAACTCAGCTTCTGTCCAGCCATTAGAGTGTTTGAAAAGGGGATGACTCTAGTGTATTCCGGATGTTTGGAAAGGTATCATAGAGGGGCGTTGGCACCGAGAGAAACCCTAGCTTTCCATTCTTTTGTTCCCGGCACATTACAACGGCAACCCGCACGACCCGTCGCAAAATAACTTTTTTGCTTTGCGGATTCAGTCCCACACCTCAAACATTTAACTTTGTAATAAAGTTTGCCCAAGTAGTGTGGACGATCTTCGGATTTTGTAAGCTGCTTTTTTGTGAAAGAACCGTCTGGCTTTTTTTTGCCAAGAAACTCAACAGCCAAAAGATCGTTAACCTCCTTGCCAATGAGCGAGTTTCGATCTTTTATTTCGCTAAATTCTTTGCTTGAATAAACTTCGTCAGCGATTTTGTTTGCTTCATTTTTTAGTTTGCTATTTTTGTATCTTTCCTTTATTGCTGACCGGGGCATAACGTCAGCATTCTTATAAATGTATTCGCGAATTTTCTGTTTTTTTATCTCTTCTTTTTGCTGTAACGCTATAGAAATCAAGACTTCCCAGACGGGGTCTTGCTTCATAGACTCAACAATCTGCCTAACTCGCTCTTTCGAGCAACCTAATTGAACCCCGACTCTAGCGTAAGAAGCTCCCTCTTTTAATAATCGCAAAATTGTTAGTTTTCTTGACTCGTATTCACTGTGTTTCATGGCTAGATTTCTATTTGCAACCTTACTAAAACAAAGCAATAAAAATACAACAAAAAATATTTCAGTTCATTTGCATCGTTTTCGCTTGCCTTTTGGCTAAAAAATGACTAAATACTATTTTAGTTTATTTTAAGATAAATTGACAAGGTTTAAGTGTTAGAAACTCTTGCTATTATTTGAAGGGCGATCGCTCATCAGTGGCAAGCTGCGCCTCCCCTAAGGGAATCATGCCAACCTTTACAGGTGAAGCCGCTGATACTGAGCGCTGATTATCTGCAACCTGACAACGGCAGGCTAACGCTAGAGCGACCATGCGACAGGCAGCAACAGCGCAAGGACGATCGCACAACACTGCGGGGAGTAGGGCTTGCAATCCTATTCTTAAATGAGGGAGCGCCCCTGCCCGC